CTATTCGCTGGCAGATGCAGCGTGTGCGGAATGGTCGAGATATTCCGCGTAGTGTTCGATGGCGCTCCGCAGGAAGGCCGTGCGGTTCTTGATGCCGTGTTTGCGCCACGTTTCGTCGAGCCGCGCGATGGTGGCGGACTCGAGGCGTAGCGGCAGTACCTTTACACATGCGGGCTCGCCGCGACTTCCGCGACCGTTGAGCTTGCCAAGCGGCACGTGTCCCTTCTCCGCTTCCCGGATCTTCCAGACGAGATAGCCCTTGTTTTCCGAGCCGCTGGGGCGCCCAACGATTTCGACGTGCCGGTGCTGCAGCTCCTCGACGGTCATACCGCGGAAGCGGCCGCGTGGAGGCTTGGGTAGTGCGCTCGGCTCCGGCGCGTTCGGTGCGTCGGTTTCGGTTGGCTCCGGTGCGGTTGGCTCCGGTGTGCTCGGCGAGTCGGCTTCGGTGTGCTGCTCGATCGCCCCCATGGTGTCGGAATCGTCGGTTGATGGGGCAATGCCGGGTGGCTCGGCTGGCTCTGGCGAAGGCGGGGTAGGAGCATCGCGCTCGGTATCCCTAACCGCGAGCGCCTCGGCAATCTTGCGCACCAGGAAGCCTCGATTGGGGCAACGCGTGGGGCTTCCAATGACCTCTTGGTAACGGGCCTGAAGGGCCGGCAGGCGTAGAGACTCGAGGGTATGGATGGCCTGGCGGGTGAGCGCACTCATCGGGACCTCCTTGCCGCCTTCGAGGCGTTTGAGCCGCCGCCCGCTGCCGCGAAGCCTGCGGCGAACGCCGCTTCGAGGGCGTCGCTGATTTGCCAGATCCCGTTTTCGCGAAACTCGAGCGCGTCGGACTTGCGCGTTTCGAGCGTGTCCACACCGAGGCAGCGTTTGGCGATCAACTCGAGCGTGGTGTTAATGACCGGCTTGCTTTTCATGCGTCACATACAGGCTCTGACTTCGCGACCCATCAAGTCGAATTGTGCAGTATCGAACGCGATGCGAGGGGTGAGTAAAGGTGCCGATTCGCACGTTGATTTCCCCACAACCACGAGCCCAAGCCGGAAACGAGGATTCGTTCCGGTGGGCAGGGGCAATGTAGAGCTTCGACTAGCGGACGGCGCACCCCCAAGCGTCCGCGTTGCCGTAGCGGAGCTGCGTGCCTTCAACCAGGAACACATCCGTCGCCTTTGGGCGATGGTCGCCGCCCGGGGACGTGTCCTCCTCTTCGTCCTCTTCATCATTCCCATTAAGCTCCGCCCGGGAGGTGACCCCGTAGAGCGTGTTTTCGAAAGGGTAGTGACGTTGTGTCATGAGCAAGACTTCGGCTTCTGGGTCTTGCTCCGAGAGGATGTCGATGAGCTCTTGAACCTTCATGGTGTGTCTCCGGGATTCGGGACGGTGTCCCGTGTTGCGATGCACATACATGCTTTTGTGACGCGACCTATCAAGTCGAATTCACGCAATTCGGTCATCGCCAGGCGGGTGCAACAACCCTGGAATTCGTGCGATATCGAGCCAGCCACGCAGCACCCGCTGGCCCACCTTGAGCTCCTTTGCGCTCACGCCGAACTTGAGCACGCTGCGCTTTCCGGAGGGCTTGTTCGTCTTGCTATCCCATTGCCCGTATTCAAACACGGAGAGGGTTCGGGCAGGCTCGTCGAGATGTTCGAGCACGCACACGTGTTCCGGCATCGCCACGTACAAGATGTCACCGGGCTTTGGTTGCAGATTAGGCTTCGTCCACACGAAGGCGCTTCCGCTTTGGTACACGATACGGGACAGATTCTTGCCCGTGCGCCATGCCTCGCACCCGCCGTCGCTGTCGCGATTGACGAGACTTTCGTCGGCAACGCCGAGCTGCGCCAAAAGGTACTGAGCCAAGTCGTTATGCGTCTTAGTGCATAACGCCCGTTAGCGCATAAAAGTCGCCGCAGGCGCTGTACCTTCGGAACTTAGCGCGTCCCTCGGTCACCATGTCAAAGACCGGATCACCAAGCACGCGACCGTGGTCTCCGTCGCAGGCGAAGCGGGCAATGTTGACAGCGGTGCGCCGAAGCGCCTTCTCGTTGGGGTATTGTCGGGTCGGGGGAGTGCCTTTTGCCATTAGTTGTCCGGTCTCGAGTAACGGCCTGCGTGGGCCTCGGGTTTGAGTTCGGTGATGGCGTCTTTCAGAGCGAGAAGGGCGGATTCGACCTTCGTCACAGCCTCGGTTTGGGCGCGACTGAGCGCAGCGACTTCGGCGTAGAGTTCACGAAGCGCGGCGTCTTTCTTTTCGTTGATTCGCCAAAAGGCCCAGCCGAGCACGGCGACGATGCCGTAGGGACTCGTGGCCTCGAGCCAGGACGCTACTTGATTGAGTTCGTTCACGGTGAGGGGACCTTCGGTGGAGGAGCCAATTGCGACGAGAAGTCACTCGGGACTGCGAGAACGAGGCCGTCCGGGAACCAACGCATGAGTTCCGCATTCGTTGAAGCGGTCGAATCGGACGAGTCATGCTTCATCCGGTTGCGTACCTCGTTCACGAGGAGCTGATGCAGGTGGCCGTAGCAGCCTTGGTCGGGTCGCTCGGGCGCGCCTGGGCTCGAGGGCAGCAGGAGCTCGACGGAACTGCAGGCGCGGCAGGGCGGCAAACGCAGGGCTTCGCAAAGCCCCGTTTCGCCGGCATCGAAGGTGACTTCGCTGGCGTCGAGCGCACGCTCGGCGCCACAATTGGCGCAAAAGACAGATAACGAATGCGTGTCGAGTTTGGTGATGGGCATGGTTATGCAATCGCGGTGTAGGTGCCGACCCAAAGCGCGGTGGCGTTGGTGGCAACGTTGGCGCTCATCCAAAACGCAAAGCCATCGACGGTGATGGCGTCCGCGGTGGCCGTCGGCGTGTTGGGTGAGACGTAGAGCGGCGTGAGCGTCACCGACGACGGCGGGGAGGCGAAGCGAGTTCGAAAGGTCACGCCATGTCCGGTGACAAGGGTGCGTTGGCCCGCTTCGGCGTTGCGGATGCGACTGCCGCATCGGCCAACTTCGCGGATCACACCTCGAGACTCGAATCCCGAATTGCTGGTTGGGTTGTCGAGTGCGACGCGAAGCGTGTTGGTCCAGCCGAGAAATGAGGCGTTCGAGCTGTTCTCGTGGAAGGTCTCGATGCCCGCGCCCCAAATCCGCATGCCGCCAGCAGGGATGGATAGGCTTTGCTTCTGCCAGCCCGAGCCATCCCAAGCGGCGTTGAACACGAACCACACGCCGTCCTCGTCCAGGTAGACCCGGAGGTGCGATCGGGCCGTGTCCTGCCCCGCCGATTCCCAGATGAGGACTCGTCCGCCACCGAGGACGGGTTGGTGAATGGTGCGGTGTTGTCCCGGGTTCGGTTCGTTGGCGCGGAAGTGGTCTCCTTCGAATGCTGAGCCTGCTTCCTGGAGGGCGTCCGCGACGGTGTTCCCGGCGTATCGATCGGCGTTGTCGTCGAGCAGAATGGCCCGCGAGGGATGTGCTGGGGCGCCAAACAACGTGTGCCGCTCGAGTGCGAGGATGAGTCCGATGAAGGCCCCCGTGAGCGAAGCCGGTCCTACGGAGAACGACGCGCCGGACACGGCCTGAACACCCACCCGATCGGAACCGCAGTCATTGGGCGCGGTTGACCTTAAATCGGCGACGACTTCGCTCAGCTGCGCTTGGACGTTCGTCGCGGAAACGTAATCGAAGGGCTGCGCCGAGATGGCGCGAGCGTCGTGGGCACCGTTCGGATTGGCGACGTGACCGTTGATGAGATCGAGCAGCGCGAGCAGCTGCGAGCGAAGCGTGCCGGCGGCGATGAGATTGGGGTTACCGACGAGCCCATCGACGCCGATGCGGCTCGCGCCCGAGTCGTTCATCGCGGTCGAGGTGAGCTTGTCGATAAGCTCGTGAAGTGCCGCCTGCACGGTGTTCGACGTCACGAACCCACGCGGCGCCACGTCGATGGCCGTTCCCGGGTGTCGGCGTCCGGCGCCCGAGAAGTGGGCCGCAAGCTCCGCGTCCGTTTCGTCGAGTGCGGCCTGCGCGGTTGCTGCTGCGGGGCGCAGCACCGACCAGCGCGCGATTTCTAGCGCAATGGAGTTTGCCTGGGCGAAGATGAAGGCTTGGCGTCGCGAGGTGTCGATGTCGCTCGCCAGGATTTGGGTCTGTCCTGCGCGCCGAAGCACGTCGCACACCAGGAGCTCATCTTCGACCAGTGCCGGCTTTTGTGCCGAGCCGATCGGGCCTTGGGCAGCCTGGCGCACCACTACGTCAAAGGATTCGTCTCGCCGAAAGTACACCTGCTGGGAGTTGCCGTCGGTGCGCACATCCGAGAGCAAGCGTCGAAAGCGCAGAAAGACGCCCATCCAGCGTTCGTTTCCGGCCGATCCAACCTCCGTTGGGATCCCCGATAGATCGACTGAGCAGTCCACGGTCTGTCCGGTGCCGAAGAAGATCCGTTGCCCGAGGTGGTCGTAGGCGCGCCCCGGAGCGGTCAAGTCGATGCTCAAGTCGGCAACTGGGGAATGCGGTGATGGCACCGCTCCGCTCACCACGCCGTGAAGACCAATGTCTGCGGCCAGGTTTCGGTCGGCTTGCTCGAGCAGCTCGAAGCCGAGATCGAGCTCGGCTTCGGTGACTCGTTGTCGGAAGAAGTAGTCGAGGCGGGCGGCCATGCGATTGTTGCGGCGCCGACGTGAGACGCTCAGAGGTGGCAAAGGGCCTCGCGCCCCGCTGTTAGGGGACGCCCTAGTGCAATTGCGTGGTCACCCCGAGTTCGCTGACGCCCAAGTCCCAGAACTCGGACGTCACGAGGGCGGTTGGCTCGACGAGGTTCACGAAGTGGGTGTGTGCCGGCCTGAGGTAGTCGACGATGGCGCGGAGCTTCGAGCGCTCGCTTGCCGTGAGCACTCGAGCGACCTCGACGTCGAAGGCGTAGCGGGCAAACCGATCGGATGGAGCGAGCACCCAGTCCACGCCGAGCAGCGAGACTCCGAGCACCAGGCTGTCGGCGTTCAAGGGCAGGATGGCGGAGATTTCAATGCCGAGGAAGAACCGCACCGCGTTCTGAATCCCCTTGGCAGTGCCCTTCTGCCGATACATCTCGACGAGGATGGCGGCGAGCCGCCGCCGGCCGAGGGTGTTTAGCTCGAAGGGAAAGGGATTGCCGAGATCGGCGAGGATGCAGTCGAGGAACGCTTCGGGGGCGCGCTCGAAGTCAAAAATGTCCGGCCAGCGATCGACATCGACGAGAAGCAGATCGACGATCTCCTGCAGGCAGGCAATGAAACGCTTGAGATCGCCCGTCACGTCATCGCGCCGGTTGTGCTTCGGGAGCATGCTCCAGAGGTCAAAGCGGCGCGTGGGCGGCATGGCGGGCCGAAAGCCGGCGAAGACGGCGCGGTCGAACGGGGGCATGACGGCGTTGCCGAAGCGGTCGGTGACGCCCATGGCGACGGCCTCGTAGGCGACGTCGGGGGTCATCTCGGTGTCGAGGGTCAGGGTGACCACGGCGTCGTCTGAGGCCGCGGAGGCGGCCACGACGGGCACGGCAGGGGCGCCCAGGGGGCGGAACGCGAAGCTCGCGCCCTCCGGCAAGAGCACGGCCTCGTCGAATCCCATCCGAACGGTTCGTGGGCTGGTGGCGGTCGCGGCGACGAGCCGGGGCGCAATGCGGTCCTCGATCTCGAAGGAATAGGTCTCGTCGAGCGTCTGGCCGTCCATTGTGGCCGACACGACGCGGACCGATACGATGGCGAGGCTCGCAAGCGGCACGGTTGGGTCGAGCACGATGCGCAGGTGGTCGGCACCCTGGGTAACGGACGCGCGCGGTCCGTCGAAGCCCGCACGAACCTCCGGCGCGCCACCGCCTTCGAAGGCAAGCGCGTCCCCGACGAACACGCGCGTCTGGCTACGCGCGACGCCCGCGGTCCCGAGATCTACCAACTCAAGCTCGATGGTCGAATCGACCGGTACTTGCGCCTCCCCCGGACCGGGGCTGCGGTTGATGAGAACCAGGTGTGCGGTCGATGCCTCTGCGGCGACGGCGTAGAGCGTGAGGCTGGGGAGCTCGAGCGTTGGCATGGGCGACTACCGGTGGACGAGTTCGAGCCGCACGCTGACTTCGTGCATTCCGGTGAGCTTCGAGACATTGGCGCAAAGCTCCGAGCTCACGCGCTCTCGTCCCGGCGCAGCCGAGGTGGCCGCGGCGCGCCCGTGGTCGATGAGGAGACATGCGTTCCACGCAAAGCCCGGTGGAGTGCTCTTCGGCACCCGCAGCGCAAAACGCACCCGCACGAGCCCTACGTCCGTCAGATCGGTGTTCTGCGACACCTGCACGTAGTCGCCCGGCTGTAGCTCGGCGAAATGCCCGGGTTCGGCGTCTCCGAGGATGAAGGCATATCCGTCGGCGACGTCATCGGCTTGCCGGATGCGACCTTGGCTGATGCCCAATCGGGACGTGAACGCCGTAAGGGCCATGGATCAGATCTGGCGGTACAGTTCGAGATGGTCGAAGTAAGCCCGGCGCGTGACGTCGCGGACGGCAAAGCCGAATCCACCGCGGCCCGAGGTGAGGGGTTGGCTACCGGAATTGATACCGAGCTGGTCATCAATGAACTCCGCCATGCCCGCGATGGGTTGCCAATCCGGCAGCGTGCCGAGTGGGTGTAGATTCAGATCGCTCGAGTAGCTCCGCAACACTACATCGCCGTTGGTGTTGACGATGACGTCGAGCCGCAGGTGAAGCCACGTGCTTTGGGCAAAGCTTGCCGCGGACTTGAGCAGCACGCCGCTGCCGTCTTCGTCGGGAAGGCCAGCGGCGACGGCGCCTTTGCGCAGCACGACGCGGTGTGGGTCATCGTCGGAAAGCCCCAAAAGGTACGCGCTGTCATTCACGGAGGTGCCTTGGCAGCTGAGGAATAGCAAGGGTGAAAACCCGGTCGCGCCCCCTCCCGAACCGCGCTGCAGGCACCCACGAATGGAGGCTCCTTTGCCCATGGGGGCGAAGTTCGGGAGGTTCGCGAAGAGCGCAACCGCGCCGGTCACGGCCGCGAGGGAGTTGAACCCGAATACGAAACTGCCGCCGCCCGGAGGGCGCGGCACGCCCGCGGTGACTCCGCGATCGACCGCGGCGACATCGAGACCGTCGTTGAGATAGGACCAATCGGCTTCACTCATGGGGACTTCCTAGATGTGAGTGATGGCTGTCCACGCGCCGCCAAAGGTTTCGGTTTCGGCTGCGTTGCCGTCGAAGCGGGCCGGGCTCGAGTGCACCGAGGACCAGTCGCGGAAGTAACCTTCGTTGCCGCGCCAGCCGTCCTCGAAGTCCTCGACGGGCTGCCCATCGAACGCGCCGTGGATGCTCGCGACCGCGCTCCAGTCGTTGAGGAATGCACCGTTCGACCAACCGGCGTCGAAGCTTTCCGCGCCCGTGGGGCTCAAGGTCGCGAGCTCGAGCTGGGCCTCGCTGAACGTTGCGACGAACACGCCGTTGTTCCACCCGCCATCGAAGGACTCGTAGCCGACGGTTGCCCGTGCAAAGAAGGCTCGCACCTTGGAAAGCGTGTCGAAGTCTCCCATGAACGCATGCCAGCGCTCGAACCCCTCCCAGGCCGTTTCGGGAGAAGCGTCGAAGCCGGCGATTTCCTCGAGCGCGGTCGACGTCTCGAGCGCCCAATGCGCGGCGAGTCCTGGTCGTGCGCCTTCTTCGGCGAAGTTCGGATTGAGTAGCGCCACTAGACCAACTCCCCGCTGTCGCCGTTGCGAATGGTGATCTGGCCCAAGAAGGGGAATTCTCGAAGTCCGAGCTTCACGTCGGCAGGCAGTCCACAGAGAGTGAGATCGAGGCGCGAGTCGCCAATCTTACGCACTCCCGGGGTGTCTCGGATCACGTTGAACACATCCGACCAAGTGACTTCGCCCGCGGGGTTGCCGCTTGCGTCTTTGACGTTGAAGCCAAAGTCGACGAGCGGATTCGGAGTCCCGTCGGGCGCGCTGATGCGAAAGTGGGTCGCGAGATTCTTCCGGATCTGATCGCGTACCGCCTGGGGCGACTCTCCTTGGCGAAAGAACACCCGCACGGCGATGTCGATGACCTTGTAGATCGGGTCTTGAACACTCACCTGAAAGGTCAACGTGCACGGATAAACCTCGGTCACCTGTCGATGTACGAGATTCTTCAAGGCCGGTGTCGGAAGCCCACCGCCTTGTGGGATCACGTACAAGATGCCGGCGTTCTCTGCGATGCTGTTGTCCTCATTGGACGTGAGCATCAGCGCGCGGGCGACGCTCGGTAGCCGACGCGCGTTGATTTCGAAATCCTCCCGGCAGACCGTGCGCGTCAGTGCCCGGAGGCTTTCGGGCGCGAGCAGCTTGGCTGACGCAAGCGACTGCCGATCGGTGCCGCCACTGGCGGGCTTTCGGTTGCGTGCTGAAACCTGCACGGGACGGCCAAAACTGTCCGCAAAGACGCCCTCGACCACCACAATGCGCCCCGCGTCCACGTTGCCTTCTCGGCCTCCGCCGGTCTTGTATCCGACGGTGACGGTACCGCTTGGTTGTAGGCCGCTGACGCCGTTTCCGAACTTCACGCGAGCGCGATCGTTTTGGTCGACCGTGACCTGGAAGTGTCGGTCGTTGGGACCGGAATCGAGAAAGGACTGCACTTGGGTGAAGGCGCCCTGGGGCGTCGACACGATTGCCGAGTCATCCAGGTACGGCGTGTGGTCGAGGTAAATCTCGAAATCGGCGCGCCCCTTCGCGTCGAAAAACTGCTGATGACTCACCGAGTGCTCGGCTATCCCAACCGCCTGAGGCGGCAAGACACCCGGCGGGATGATAACCGACGACAGCAACTGAAAGCGCACGGGCTCGGTGACCTCTTCGGTGCGGACCACCGTGCCGGCAGGAATGCTAACGGGTGCGGTCGGCATGTCTGAAAGGACCAACTCCACTTCGGCGGTGGCAGCCCGTGCCCCGCGGAGTCGGTACCCCAGCATTCGCGCAAGCGCGATGACATTGCGACGCTGCGTGGCCGTCACGAGCCTCGACTCACGCGCCAGGTTGTCTTGGTAGAACGTGAGCACGTCCCCCACGAACGCGAACATCTCGAGCATCAGGTTGCCGAAGCTCGCCACGTCGAAATCGCTCCACTCCGGAAAGACGCTCTTCAAGAGCTCGATGAGCCTCGACCGAAGGGAATCGAAATCCCGGTCCGTGTAGTCGAGCGATGGGGGAAGGATGGCCACGCGGATGCCTCAAGGTGGCAAAGGCACCCTGGCCTGCCCGGCAGGGGACAGGCGTATCCGAAAGGGCACCTGCTATCCCAACATCGTGAGGACGGTGGTCGGTCTTCCGAGTCGGGCATGACAGTGGTCTGCTGCGTCGCGACGAGTCGCTTGGCCGTGTTGAGCCAATTCATAGGCCAACACTTGGGTCCGGACGTCTGCGGGTAGACCAATATCGGCAGCTCGAACTGCGTGCCTTACGATCGCGCGGTCGGCGGACGGCTTGCTCCAAAGTTCATGTCTTCTTGTCCGGCGTCCAGCGTTGATGTGAGGCTCCAATCGACTCTGCTTGTTGACGCAGTCAGAAGTGCAGTCACTCCCAACGGAAATCCCAAGCGAGCATCGCGCCAGTAGACGCAACTGATGGCGCGTGAGGAGCACTCCCCTCGAAACCACTGTCGAGACGAATCCTTGGTGTTGTATTGAACTTGAGCGGTTCGCAGACGTGCTGAGTTCTGGCAATCGCACGGAGACGGGGATGAACATACTGTTTCATTACTATTGCATTAAGGCGCTGGCTCGAGAGGCTGGGTTCTCGCCCGACGAAGCCGAAACGATTGCGTATGCTTCGCAGTACGTCGACGACGCCACTGAACATAAACCAATCGCTATCCAGAACGCGCCGCCAGAGGCCGAAGAACAGCACATCGGTGGTCGCTTTGAGCCGGTCTGTACCGCACATTCCGGTCTACAGTACCTCACGTGCGGAAACCAGGATGTACAGCGTCTGATCTACATCGCATTTCACTTCGTTCCCGGAGATGAGTACGTAGGAAGCGGCGCCTACGACTACTGTGTCAGGCCAAATGGAAAGATCGCTTCGGACTTGCTCGACAACGCACTGACGCAATTGGGCAGTGCCTCCATCGGTAGCTTGGACAGAAAACGCGCGCTGATACGCACGGGTATTGCTCTGCACTCATTTGCGGATACCTGGGCGCACCAGGGATTTTCTGGTCGCCACAGTGCTCATGACAACGATATTCAGGATCGAGCCCGGTTCGAAGACGGAGAGTGGCAGCCGCTCGGCTTCTTCGAAAGGGCCGCGTTGGACATTTTGCCCGATATCGGCCATGCAGAAGCGGGAGTAATGCCCGACGTGGGCCACCTGCAATGGCGATATCGGCGCGCATCATCCACATCGTTGTCACCCCGCAACAATACCGAAGAGTTTCTCGCGGCCGCAGAGGAGATCTTCTCTCGGCTCATGAAGGTGGGCTCACCGGCAAACCCAATGCCACAGGCGCAGATTCGCAAGTGCCTTTCTGATTGTCAGAATTCACCCACGATTTGGACTGAGACCTTTCCGAGCTACTTCAGTTCGGGGCACTATGACAAGCTTGCGTGGCGCAATCAGGCTTTGCACGGCAGCAATGTCGACTGGGACAGGTACACCACGGCGAGCGAATTTGCGGCCCTACAATTCAAGTACGCAAGCGACCCTGCATGGCTCCTCTTTCATGCCGAGGCCGGCAAGCAACGTGACTACGTATTGCGAAGGATCAAGTTCGATCTGCAGTGAAGCAAGCCGCCCAAACGCGCTTTGGGAGCTTGAGCGGCATACAGGGGGGCTCCGGCCATTCCCCCTGGCGCCGCCGAGCGTCAGCTGCCGAGCGGAACGTTGACCGCTACGGTCGAGTGTCGGTCCGTCACTCTTACGATGAGAAACGCTTGTGAGTCATTTTGCTGAACGCTGAATTCAATGAGGGAAGCGTTCGGCACCCACCGCCGAAGCGCGTCTTCGACATAGACCCGAGCGAGCTCTCGGACCGTCGCGTCGTTGCTTCGGTGACGAAGCAGCCCCAGCGCTGCTCCGAATGCCGTCCGCCAGGGAAGCTCGCCCGAGGACCGCGGCGTATCGCCTTCGGTCAAGAGCGCTTGCCGCACCTTGGAGGCGAGCAAGGCTTCTGCCGTTCCGACCGCGAAGTCGCGCTTCTTGTCGCGTCGAAACGGGATGAGCAGATTGCGAAGGGTCAGACTCATGGAAGCGGCACCGCCCGTTGCGCACGCTCGAAAGTGTGGATGAGCGCATTGATGGGCTCGATGACGGTATCGAGGGGTTGACCCGCGAGGCGCGACAGGTTTGGGACTTCGGGCAATCCGAGCATGCCAAGGAAGAGATTCAGGATGCCAATCATCTTGCCGAGGCTCGCGAGCATTTTGCCTAGATTGGCTGCCTCTTGCGCGACGTTCGTCTGCGCACAGACCGTGATGGCCATCAGCCCGGCGTCGCCAAGTTCCGTGGCGCGGTCCACCGCTTTTAAGATTTGCTGCATCTGCGCCTGAAGATGCACGAGTGCGATGCGTGTTTTGCTCAAGGCGTCAATGACGAGGCCGATGAGTTCGCGGACGAGGTACGGCAGGGACAGCTGCGGCATGAGATGAAGCAGCTCGGAGATTTTCTTCGCGAGTTCGGGGAGGCACGCAGCCAGTGCCGAGGGGTCGGGAGGTGGTCCGAGGGCATCGGGGATGGCCTTCAGGCAATTGAATAGCGCGACGATGGTGTCCACGATGCGGAAGATGGGCATCAGCGGAGCGAGCGCCGGCTGCACAATTTCGAGCAAATCGACGCGCTCAATCTCGATGCCACCGGGAAGCGTCAGCTTGAACGGGTCTTCGAGGGGTGGGATTTCGATGCAAATCGGCAGCTGCACGACGACCTCGCCTAAATGGGATCGACAATCGGCCGCACGACGCGGCCGGCAATCGTGATTTGAGTGGCTTCGAGCGAGATGGCGCCCACGGCCCGAAGCGTGATGGCGGTCGTGGATTCGAGGGTGATGGCGTTGGCTTCGGCGTCGAACTCCAGGTGGTCGCCTGTTTTCTTGTTGGTCAGGCGGAGTCTGCGTGAGCCTTCGGTCTCATCGAGCACAATGCGGAACGTCCTGGTTGAGAGCACTCGATTGTCGGGTGGGTCGCGTTGCGCTTCTTCGGGTAGCTCACTTCGCCCGCCAGGCTTGCCCCAATGGGCGGAAAGGTAGTGGGGGCGTTCGATGCTTCCTTGGTCGAAGAAGACACCAACCTCGGCGCCCACCTCGGGCACGTTGAAAAGTCCGTTGTCCTTGCTTCCTCCGCCCCCGGTGCCGAGCGGCCAAGCCCACGCGCTCTCTGGCTCGAGCACCCCAGGGACGCATACCCGAACGCGCCCCAGTCGCTCGGGATCGCGACGGTCAGTGACGTAGCCCATGTAGAGACCGAAGAGCCGGGTGTCGTCGGAATCGGTGTCGTCGTCGAATTGGCTCATCGAGGTCCCCTCAAAGCGGTTTGATGACGCGAGCTTCCGGATCGCTCGAGCCAATGGATTGACCGTTGCGCCGATACTCGACCCGTGCCGTACCCGTCCGGTGATCGATGACCTCGACGGGGGTTAACGCGCCGCCGGTGGCGGCTTCGTTGCGATTGGGCTGACCCGACTGCGCTTGCCCCGCATTGGCAGCAGCGGCCGCGCCACGCGGTCCACCTGCGTCGCGCGTCAGTTTCAGATCGACTACGTACCCCGAGGATGAGATCGCGTGTTTGGCCTCCGTCACGTAGTACTTTCCGCTCAATAGCGACGATATCCCGCGAAGTTCAATGACGGTTTTCGCCCGGAGGCTTGGATCGCCAACCACCTGCACGGAGAGCTTGAGGGTGTCCCGCTCTGCTTTGCGGAAGCGCGCGGCGGACTCTCGCTCGGCGCTTGCCGCGTCAGCGCCAGCGCTTGGTTGTATGGTGGCGGTCGCGTTTCGCTGTTGAAGCGAGGTGCTACCGGTGCGCGGATCGACTACTTCGACCACGGTGCCGAGGGTCGGTCGGTCCACGTTGCTGTTTGCCGAGCTCGAGGACAGATTCGACTTTGTGAGTGGGTCGCGCCCTTTCACGTCCACTCGTCCGACACGGCGGGTCAAGTCAGACTCAACGGAAATGGAGAGGATGTCTCCGCGCCCTGGGTCCGAGAACCACGTGAGTACGTGTGTCGGCGGCGTCGATGGATCGCGCGACCGCCAGTGAAAACCCCGGTCGTCGACGAAGAAGTCGAAGGCATCTCGCGCAGCCAGGCGCTTGAGGAACCGCGCGTCGGTCTCCCCGACCTGATTGATGGTGTCGAGGGGCACGAGGGTCTCTTCGATGTCGAGCGTTGGGTCAGTGAAACCATGCTCCGCGGCGATGGCGCGCGCGACGTCGCTTCGCGTCTTGCCCTTCCACGCTCGGGTTCGCGCCTGTTGGTTGAGCAGAACGCTGGTTGCCTGTCCCTCGAAGCTCAGCACCTCGAACCCCTTGAACTTCTTGAGCACGACGCGCCTCGGCGCAGACATGTTTCCGGGGTAGCCCCAGCAGACTTCGACGATGGCGCCGCTCACCAGCTCGGAACGCTCGAAGAGGCTCAAGTCGAAGTTGTCGAGCTGCAGCGTGACCTTGTCGGCCTTCTTGACCGAGTCCTCGAACGAGAAGCCGAGAATGCGGCCGTCGAGATCGAGCCGCTCGCCGCTCGGAGCGCGCTCGTTCGAGAGAAGCGTGATTCTCACGCCTGGTGCCTCGCGCCGACCGGTCACGAGACGTACCTCCGGCGCTCCTCGCCCTGGATCACGTCGGTGAGGACGCGCAGTGAGGGAATGAAGAGCCTCCGACCAACCTCGAGCTCAAGCGTCGGATCGATGATGGGATCGGGTTGGAAGTCCGCAATCACCCACCAAAAGCCGCAAGCGCGGGGCAAAGGCGCAAAATAGCGGCCCGCGAGGTGAAACAGGGTGTCGCCCTGCACCACGACGTGCTCGCGCGTGTCAGGGTGCTCGACGAAGCCGTACGGCTCACGCTCGGTGAGGTACAGCCGGCCATGCTCGTCGCGTACGCCGAGAGTGAAACCGTGGCGGGAACCGGGTTGAAGAGGCACTCAAAGGTGGCAAAGGGGCTGAGCATCGGCTCGCAGGGGACGCCCACGACGCGCAATCAACGTTTCGCCATTGACGTCGCGAGGGAGGAAGAGGGAGATTTCACGCTCGGCTTTTTCTGGAAGTTCCAATGACTATGAAGGCATGGCTATTGCCAGTGCTCGCGTGCGCGGTTGCTTGCGGGAAGTCCTCGGGACGCGAGACCGGCGCGCCAGCGAGCTCTGCTGCCTCACCCAAAGCTTCGGCAGTCAGCGGGTCGGCACCGTCGGTAGGCTCTGCTAACGAAGCAACAGGTGGACCGCGGAGTGTCGCTGCGTTCGTGGATTCCACGCTGCTTATGTGCATGGACTTTGCTCCTCACGTACCAGCAGAGGCAATCGCAAAATTCGCCGAAAAGGCGACACCGTTGAATCAATCCTGTGCGTCTCTTGGTAAAGTGGCTCTGGCCACCTGCTATCAGAAGCATGTGGCGATGCACCACTACATTGCGAGGCTCGTCGACAAGCAGATGGTTGACTGCGTCAAGACGGGTGGACGATGGGAAGCGAACAAGTCGCTCGAAGCAGATCTCGCGCGAAATCAGCAGGAGCTCGATCAGCTCCAGAAGGGGCTGCCGCAATGAGACGCTGGAACCTACGTTGAATTCTAGGACGGCAATCAGCGTCGCGGTGGGTGGGCGGGGTAGTTTTTCTCCGCCCTGACGTCACCAAGCACCGGGGGCGTCCTTCATGGCGCCGACCAGCGTGCGAGCGTAGTCGGAAAGTGTCAGGTATCGCTGCTCAGCGTCTTTCGAACATAACGCCCAATCTGCACTGCCGAAATTTCCAACAGCTCCTGAGCTAGCGCCAAGTGGATCTTGTCTGATGGTCTTGTCCTTCGGGCGCGTCGCGAAACGAAGCGCACCAGCAACGCTTTCGACGTTGACCGCGACCGTTCCGTTGTAGCGTTCGATGACGAGACAGGGCGCGCCACTCTTTGTCTCCACAGAAGGGCCATAGATCCGAACGTAGTTGTTCGTACGGCCAACCTTCACCACGCCGAGGTTACCGCTTCCCACCGTAGTCTCTTCGATTGCGCGGATGATCTCTTCAGCATTCCATGCCATGTCAACACGCTCCCGCGTTGGTGTCGAGCTCGAGATTAGTCGGCCTGTCCACGTACTCGCAAGCGGTGACCTTGAACGCGGAATGCATACGGAGACTTAGGACCTAAGAGACGATAGGGGCACTTGTAGTGCTTCGTGCGTCACCGCGAACCAAACGTCGGCGCAGGACTACCGCGGAACTCGGGATGAGGATCTAGCTCCGCGCACTTGGGGCAAGTGACCCAGCGATCGGGACAATCCACGTCGGAGGCGATCGAGTCGTAGACCCAACGACCGCAGAGCGTTAAGTAGACGATACCTGATCCTTTTGCTGGTTTTCGCGTATTCGGTTCGGAAGCATCTCGCTTCAAGTGAAAGTAGACGACGTGTTCCGGTCGATCTTGGTTCGCTTCGTTGGTCATGGCTGTTTTCCTTTCGGGTGCGATGGATGCGCTGTGCTTGATGTTTTAGTCCAGCATTCGGCGAAGTAAGGAGAGGCGTGGTAGTAGAGCTTGCCATCCGGTCCTTGCTCGACGCGGATAGGCCAATCCTCTCGGTCGAAATGCTTACGGAGGAGCTTCGTGAATGCCGCGAGATGTGCACGCGCCTGCCCGTAATCCGTGCCCGCACGTGATTGAACGTCCGCCAAACAAAACCGCGTGTCCGGGGCGCCCGCGACGAGCTCAAGCATTGCCCGGATAGTGGGATTGAGCGGCTGTCGCGCGAGGCGTCCAATCTGTTCGACGGTCCAAATGCTCGCGCTTGTGGGTTCGGCAGAGGGTTCGGCTGCCATCAGGTGCGCCAGATGGCTCACAACCTCGCGATAATACTGCCGAGGAACAGGTAGCAGGACCATCTCATCCGTGTCCGAGGGGTTCATAGAATGCATCTATAGCCTGAAACCGCCACGCAGCAACCAATAATATGACTATAGACAGGCTATAGGTTTCCGGGCCGTCGGCGCGGCTCGCTCGTCACCCTCATGTCCAAAATCGCTTCGAACCCAACTGTCGCCGTATACACAAGCACCCGACCGTCGGCGCCGAACTGGCGGTACTGAAACTCGACGCTTCCGACGACGCATTCGAGCGTGAGCACCTCGGGCCAAATGACGATGACACGTGGCGGCGCGGTTGCGGCGACCGTTTCGGTTCTGCCGACCGGTACCGTCAGCGACCGGAGGAAAGCGCGGAACTCGCGAAGGATCGCGTCCGAACCATTCGCGGTTGCGAAGAAACGGTCCAAGTAGAACTCGACGTTCGGAAGCTGAGCGTTGCTCGTGCTTTGGAATTGAAGCACTTGGTGCGAGAGTCCGGGCACGACGAGGCGGTTCCAATTGACCTGCAGCTTCTCGGCGAGCTGCGTCGGGTTGAAGAGACACTCTATCGACTCGGCGGTGGATACGTTGACAAGGGTGCAGCGGGGCGCACGGACGGTTGCGGCGTCAAAGGACATAAAGAATTCAGTACGAAGGCACGGGGGAGAAGGCGCGACCCGCGGAGTCCTGGTCGGCGCGGTGCACGGCGGTCGCGAGCGTTTGCCCGTCCACCTGCAGCTGCACGACCACGGGCGCTTGGGGAGGCGCAGGCGCCGGAGTTGCCGCTGGCGCTTGGGCGCTCATGGCTCGAGCCGCGGCGACGGCAGGCATTGATCCAAGTGCGCCCGGCACGTCAGTCGGCTGCGCCGGTCGGGTGGGCGACGACCGGGCTGGGGTGAAGGTCAGCCCCTCAACCCCGAAACTCGAAGCCATGCCTTCGTGGAGCATGTCTTTGAAGGTCCGCATGCCCGACTGCATCTTGGTGTCCATTCCGAACAAGCCCGCAATCGCGTCGATGGTGCCGCCGATCGCACCGGCTAGTTCGAGCAGCGTGCCCATGATGGCGTCCACCACACCAAAGACGACCAGCTTCATCCCGATCCAAACATCCGTCCAGCTGCCGTTGATAATGCCGCCGACGATGAAGACGACGGCGGTTACCACGTCGGCCAGGCCCGAGAAGATACTGATCACGGTCTGAATCGCGGCGCTAATCAGAGCCGTTGCCGCGGAAACGGCCGCAACGAGAACGCCCACCGTCGATACGATGACTCCGATGACGACCGAGATCACGTTTCCGAGGCTGACCCACGCGCTGCCATTTTCTGACGCAGCGTCGCTCGTGCCCGTCAGGTAGGTCATCGAATCGCTGAGTTGTGAGCCGAGTTGGCCAAAGGCGTTCGTGACGAGTCCCGCACTCGCCGTCACCATGTGCCAGCTGCGCGCGATGCCTTCGCCCACGCGCACGACGGCGGTCATGACCTGCACGAGGAATTCGACGACTTTGACTAGAGCATTGCCGACTCGGACGCCGGTCGCCCCGAACTCGTCGAACTTGGCGCCGGCAACGGAGGCATCATCGCGGTCCGAGAGAAAACCCATCGCGATGCCGAGCAGTCGCAACGCTCCGAGGAACGCGTCAATGGCAGGGCGCGCGGCGACAAGTCCGTTCGAAAAACCCTCGGCGATGCCGCTGAAGAACACTCGGAGGCGATTGCCCCAAAGGTACAGGTTGATGAGGAAGTCCTTGAGCCCACGATTCTCGGCGCGGTTGAGATCGTCGCGTACCGCGTCCGAGAATCCCCCTTGCTGGAAGAGCTGCGCGAGCCCCCGGTACGCAAGCGTGACCTTCTGCCAAACCGCGTTGGCGAAATCGGCGATGCCTCCGAGGTTGCTCCGGTAGGCAAGTACAAAGCCAGCAACGGCAGCCGCAAGCAAACCGACAGCGAGGACGGCGGGAGCGATCGTAGCAAGGAATCCTCCCATGGTGATGCCCGCGGCCTTGAGCGCAATCGCGAGCAGAGCCATTGACGCTTTGGCGGTAATGGCCACTCCGACGAGCGACAACACCGTGCCAGCGGCGACTGTAAACATGGCGAAAGCCCTTTTCACGGGCGCGGGTAGCCCGCGGAAAACCGCGAGTAGCGCATTGACCATGTCGACCACGCCGGACACGACGGGTTTCAGGACTTGGGTGAAAGGTTCGCCCGCGACGATGGCGAGGGTCTCGAGGGATCCTCGAAGGAGTTTCTTCTGCCCCTCGAACGTATCGAGCATCTGTTCGCGGAACTTGGCGGCGGTGCCGCCTGCGTTTTCGAACTGGTCGCGCAGGTACTTGATGGCATCGGCACCCTTGACGGTCACGCCAGCGGTCGTACGAATCCCGCCGTTCAACTGGGTGAGTATGGCGTTGACGCCGCCGAGCGCCTCGGTGCCGAAGGTCTTCAGCAAGAATGACGAGCGCTCCGCATCGTTCATCCGATTGAGCTCCGGCGCCAAATCCCCGACAATGTCGAGGAAGGCGCGGAAACGGTGTTGCGAGTCGGTGACTTCCACGCCTAGCCCCTTGAGCTTTTGCTGCACGCTTGGATCGACCATTCGCTCCATCGCGACCGCAACGGCCGTCGATGACCGCTCCACACTCGGGATGACGTTTTTGACGAGGCCGAGCGAGATGAGTGTTTCGGAGAGCGATTGGTTCAGGGTCTGCGCACCACGGGAAGCCGTGCCGAGGGCGAGTGGAAGCTCGGACGCGTTCAGGGCGAAGACATTGACCGCTTGAAGCATTCGGTCGACGGAGATGGACGCGTCGTCCGCGGAGAGGCTGAACGCCTTCATGGCCTGCGCAGCGAGCCCAGCGGCTTGCTGCGGTGACAGCTCGCCCAGCGAGCCGCCTGCCAGGTCAAGGACCGGGATGAGGAGCTTGATGGATTCCTGCGCGTTGAATCCCGCTTGGGCAAGGTCACGGAGTCCGAGCGTCGCTTCGGTCGGCGAGTACTGCGTGGCGACACCGGCTTCGATGGCTGCGTCGCGCAGTTGCTGTAGCTCCTCGGTTGTTGCTCCCGATACGGCGCCGACGGCAGCGATGGCCTGCTCGAATTCGCCTGAGATGTTGGCGAGTGCAAAGGCTCCGCCCACCATGACGGCGCCCGCGCTAAAGACGGCTAGCCCCGTCCCGAGTTGCTGAAAACTCGACTGCAGGCGCTCGGTTCCGAGCCCCACCCGCTTGTCGAGGCTCATGAAGTTACGCTCGAGATTGTTGATGGTATTCGAGGCCAGATCGCGCGCGGTGAACACGAATCCCAGGCCCATTTGATTGAGCACTCTCTACCTCCGACGTTTGCTCGCCTTTGCCAACTCTCGTGACTCGTGTTCGCGTTGCCGCTCGATGCGCTCGAGCAGCCAGCGGCGCTCATCGAGCGAAAGCTCAAGCGCCGCGTCCCAGGTCAGTCCGAGACCGCTGCCGCCGTGTTGGTGCCAGCAGAGTTGGAAGAGCTCTTCTCGCCAGTGCTCGGTGTCGACGTCGGGGAAGAGCTGCTCGGAGCCACATTCCTCCGCTTCCTGTCGGGCAGGAAGAACCCCTTCTCGAAAGGGAGATCGATACGGCTCGTGCCGAAGCACTCCGGGCATTCGACATCGATGCTCGTGTCGACGCCGCAATCTACGCGGTCGAACTCGCCGAGCAAGAATGACAAATCCGACATGGCGAGGTCATCGAGGAATTGGCGCTTGCTCCTCGGATCGACCCCTTCGATGCTGTCGATTCGCACGTTGAGCATCGTGGTGAGTGGTTGGTCGAGGGCGGTCTTGCGCGCAAGCGCCATGCGACGCTCGTCGGCACCGGTGAGCAATTTGAACGCGACTTGGCGATGGGCGTCCGGCAGCGTCGTCTTGAATCGATTGCCCGCGAGGAAGATGGCGCGGCTTTCGTCGCTCAGCGTGCGCACCGGTAGGTCATTGAGATCGAGTTCCCATTCGATCCGCGCGCGACAGCTGCGGTGTTCGCACCCGACCGCGAACGCATACTCGGGGCCGTAGGACAGGATGCGGATCTGCATCAAGGCGTAGAAGCGATCACCTTGCAGCACCTTACCCCAGTCGACGTGTGCGTCGAACTCATAGGGCCCGGGGTCGAGCGTCTCCTCCCAACACGCCTTCAGAATCTGTTCAACTTGTCCGCCCGTTTTAGCGAGCTTGCGATCGGCGAGGATTCGTTCCTCGCGCACTTTCATTCCGCGGATACGTCCAGTCAGGCCCGATGGGCAGATGATTTGGATCATGCAATTGCCTCAAGAGAGGCAAAGGGGGGGGCGTAAGGCACTTCAGGGGACGTCAAGAAGTTCGGTTCAACGGGATTTGTCCAATGAGGGACGATAGAGAGCATCCAGTTCTAGGTCGCTGTGGCGTCATCGCTGGTCGTTCACGGGAGTGATGCGTCGTGAAGGATGCCTTGGCAACACGATGCGCGGCGATGTAGGCCCTTATCATCAGCGTAAACGGTCCGTAGGAGTCATTGCGGATAGCAACCCGCGGGAGGACGCGATGGGTCGACCTAAAATTGAGATCACTTCTGCACCAACGCGGTACCCTGATGCGTTCGATGGCGCTCGCCGCTTCGCTACGGATGTGCGGAGCCGGCCCGATGTGATGTCACGCCGAACCATGTTGCGCGACAGCGGTCGCTTGATAATGGTTTTCGTTGCTCCGCTGTCAATCTCCGGATGTGATGAACCCGAGGATATTAAAACAGCCATTCTGTTCCTGATCGAGGCATTGCAATACATTGGCCGTGTTGTGAAGGGCGATGTGGACTTCACAAACCCAAACGATAGGTGCAGAACCTATCAGCTGGCGCTAGACCTATTCACAGTAGCCGACTACGAGACCGGAGCTGCTGCCTCAACCGGTCTCCTGAAGTTCGAAAGCTGCAAGGACAAAGCGACTGTTCCGCTAGAAGCGGCCAATTTGCGACCACTTCAGGAAGGCAACCATTTCGTGCAGACTCTCTTCGACGGTCAGGATTGGGTCTCCGATGGCTTCAAAGTTCAGTAGTCGAGATGTAGCGAAACGTTGCATGCGACTTTCATTGCTCGCCGTTACTGTTGCATTTTTGCTAAGCGTAGCATGCGACCCTGACCCGGATCCGAAGATTTGTCATGAGGCTACGGACTCGTATCAACTATCCCTAAGAGACAGTGCTTGGTGTGCACAGGCAGGCCAGGAGGTCACGCCGGAAGGCTACTGTGAGTGCGTGGGTAAGGACGTCAAGTACGACGTATCGTCAGGGCAATGTATCTCGTGCTCGTCGACGTCCTGCACGGGAAGGAGCTGCGGTTCGGACGGTTGCGACGGGAACTGTGGTCGGTGTTCAGGTGGACTCTCCTGTGGCAACGACGGAGCGTGCGTCGCTTGTGCAGGCAGCTGCGCTCAAAAGCAGTGTGGAGACGATGGGTGTGGTCGGCCCTGCGGAATCTGTGGAAAGGGATTCACGTGCGAGGGCGGTCAGTGTATTGCAAATGACACGAGTCAGATCGTGACTCAGTGCAGTTGCTCCGCGCAACCCAACGGTGCATACCCCGGGGCATGGCGACCAGAAGCTCGGTGTCCGTCCGGAGCAGCGCAGTTCGAATTGTGCACGACAGAATGCCCCGACGGTACTAGCGAGTGGCGAGAGACTTGTCTCGAATTCGAGACAGGCGCAATAGTTGCCCCGTGCAATTGTGCTCCACCACCACCCGGTGCCCAAAACGGGAGGCGCGTGGACGCGCCGATGTGCAAAGGTGAGACAGCACGGGTTTGGGCGTGCAGTGACTACTATGGCAATCCCTTATGGTGTTCGCCCTATACCGTCGCGTGGATGGCTGTCTGCGATACGTGTTGATGGTCGTGCCCGGTATCCAGGCGTTGGCTCTAGTTGGGTAGCTTCCTAGTCAAAATAGTCGTACGTCAACGTCACCGACTCGATGACGTTCTCGTCGCTCTCGTTATCCCACTCGCCCGCCACGAATTTCGTAGGCCAGGCGCCAACGATAGGCCATCGGCGTAACGTGGTGCCATCTCGGTCCTGCTGCACGATGTCGAGGTTACGCTTATAGTCAGGATCGAGAAGACCGAGCCCACTCGCGGTGTTCGCCACGTCCTGAAACCACTTGAAGAGGTCTTGGTCGATGGTGGCGCCGCGCTCGAGCGTAATGTCCGAGAAAGTGAGCCGGCCGGGGCTTTTGTTCGGGATGAGTGCGCCGCCTTCGTAGTATTCGACCTTCGCCACCTCAGCTGATAGCTCAGAGCATTTCTGAAAGCCGGCGTGCACGATTCCGTCGCACTCGATGATGAACTTGAACTTCTTGAAATAGGACCTGGGGGTTCCAATGATCGCCATGACGTGCCCCTTAACCTTTCGATTGGGCCAACTCCGCATCGAGCGCGCGCGTGTCTTGAGTGATCTTGAGAATCACGAACTCCGCCGGCTTGTTCGTGGCGAGGCCCACGCGCGCGTTGAGACGACCAGCGAATACCTCACTCGGAGGATTGATCGCATCAGAAACATCCACGAAGAACGCTTTACCGGGTTCGTTGGAGCGGAACGCATCATTCTTCATCTGCGTCATCAGGAACGCTTTGATGGTGCGGTGCACCTGGGCGCGGAGCGCTTCGGTGTTGTTCTTGTGGCGCGCGAACTGAAGTGCCGCCTTGAGGCTGCGTTCGATGAAAATGACGCCACGGCGCTCGGCAACGTAGGGGAAGTTGCCGCTCGACCGGAGCGTGCGGCAGCCGTCGATGTAGCGCGGGTATCCCGGCTCGGTCGTCAGCGGGTTGATTCGATGGGGGTAGACGACGTCGCGCTTGGCTTCCTCGAGAACTTCGTTCGTTTCGAAGCCGAGGACTTCGAAGAGCCGACCGGCTTCGATTCCCGCTGGAGGGTCGTACACGCCGCCGCTACGCGCGACGTCGGTCCGAGCGAAGACGCCAGCGATGTGTCCGGAGGGAGCGACAACGATTTGGTCATACGGACCGAAGGCGCTCTTCTTCGGATTGAGGACCTTGATGCGCGGCCAGTAAATGGCGCCGTACTCGCTGGCTTCCTCGAGCGCAGCAGTGTTGGCCACGTAAGTCACCATCTCGGTGGCGGTTGCGTTCGCGGGCGGATCGAGGATGGCGAACACCATCCCATCGCGCGCCGTCTCGCAGTAGTTCAGCATCGCGGTGTGCACGGCGGGAGTAGCGCGTCCTGGGATTGTCAGGAGGGCAAGGCTCTGTACGCTGTCGAAGGCGTAGAGCCCCGTCTTGCCCGCTTGAGACCCAACGAAATCGGCATCGCTCAGGTCCACCAAGCCATCGGAGCCGCCGCTCAGCGTGATCACGTCATGGGGCAGCTCCGGTGCGCTACCCGGTCGCAAATCCCTGACGCTAACGAGCGCCGACCCAAGGAGGTGGTCATTGACGACCCGCTCAACGTAGCGCGGCTCATTGGGCGCGAGGGTGACGTTGAGGAACGACTCCCGATGGGCCCCATCGTCGAGGATGAGGCAATCGAATGCGCCCACTTGTCCACTGGAAGGCGCGCGGAGTTCCACCTGGAGCCGATTGCCGAACGCCCCGAACTCCCTCGCCCGAACCGACAGGATCGCCACCGTCTCGGTGCCAATATTGGCCTCGGCCCGTGTTGCCGTGAACGTCGAAGGGTCGGCGGGATCGGTGTAGTGCATCGTGCGGACGACCCAGAGCTCGCTGCCGCCGTTCTGGAAGAAGCCCATGGCCGCAAGCGCAAGGTCTGAGTCCGCGGTGAAGCCTCCGAACTTGCTCTCGTAATCATCGAAGGACATGCACTGGGTCGCGATCCCAATCGGGCCCCGTTCCGTGATGCCGACGGCGCCGTGGACTGAGGTCGGTGCCGAAGGCACGCTTCGGATCTGAGGTTCTTCTTCCTGGACAATGACCTTGGATGCTCGGAGTTCTCGGCTCATTCTTTTGCTCTCTTCTTGGGGGAGTGGGCAGCGCCTTCGGGCGTGACAGCGGGGTGCGCTTGAGGCACCGACGCGGTGGTGGACGAAGGCGCGACCGGTTTCGCTTCCGCCTTTGTTTTTGCGGTCACATCACCTCGACGGATCGCGTCTCGCACTTCCTTCACCGACAGCACCGCATCGGGCGCCTCGATAGTGGCAAGAGCCGGCAGTGTGAGCGCCGAGGGGACAGGAGGTCTGCCGCGACGCGCCTTTGCGCATGCGCACGTCTTTGCGCGCTCGCAGTACTCCTTGTGGCGGAGGATGAAGATCAGCATGGTGCGACGTTGATTCGTGAGGACTTGGGTCATTGGATCTCCTTGAGCGGAAGGGAGCGCACGTCTGCGTCTTCGACCGGCGGGGCGCGGTCGAGCAGCAGGCCTTCGTCGATATCGAATCCGCGAATGACGAGTGCCCACGAGAAGGCGCGCACATCGCTTTTGTTCTCGAGCTGAGTCCGCACCTCTCCATCGGCATCCATCTCCCACCGCACGCGGCCTGCACTTGGATCACTGGGGTCGCGGTCGAGCGCGATCCAGCGATTGCGGTTGAGGAAGGTCGCGAGCGCGGCCATGAGGTTGAGCAACTCGGCGGTGCGGCTTGACGTGACCGTGATGGTAAAGAGGAGATCGACAGTGAAGGCGGGCCGGCGGCGCGTGAATTCGGGTCCGCTCGGGCTTTGGGTCAGCTCCTCGAGCGCGACGTTGGAGGAGTAGAATCGGTTCTGTCGCAGGGAAGGGCCCGAGAGCACGACCGAGGGCACCGTCGCCATCGCGATGATTCCGCTACCGGGACTGTCGTCGTAGTCGACCGAGACGGTGGTGCTGACGTTGGCGAGGACCTGGCGTTTGAGCTCCCGAAGGAGCTGCCGCACGAGCCGCGTGAGGTGGCTCTCGGCGGCGACGCGCGAGCGTAGGAAGCGATATGCCGTCGGGATCGTCGCGACCTCGCCCGGGATGGGGGTTCCCGATGCGTCGAGGTTCTGCAGGATGACGTCGACCGCGGCCGCCTCATGCGCCGGGGTTCGTACGTCGACGACGCTCGAACCCGCCTCGTCGCGCACTGCGAGAACGGCTGCGGGTTGGCCGCCAAAGGCGACGGCGACGCGCTGGGCAAAGCCGGTCCCCACCAGGCAGACCAGGTCTCCGCCGCTTGCGGGACCGTCAACTGGGGCGACGGAGATGAGCGTCGGGATGGCCATCAGCGGCGCCCTCCGAAAATCTCTCGGGCGACGCGACGCAAGAAGCGGTCGCTTGCGCCTTGACGGAACGCTTCGAAGGCGGGGCGCAGGAAGGGGCGCGCCGGGACCTGCACGACGACAACGCCGGTGCCGCTACCGCCCGAGCGCTCCTTGCCGGCTTCCTTGAATAACCTGCCCAGGTAGCGGGCCATTTTCGGTGTGATGGGGATGACCACCGGTGGGCCGCCGAACTCCTGCACCTGAGCCACGTCGACGAGGGCCTGGCCGTCCCGGCTCCGCGCCTTGCGCGAAATCCCGACGAACACCTTCTCGCCGTCGATGATGACGACGATGGCGTTGCGTAAATCACCCCGAACCATCAGCGCCTTGGTGCCTTTGAAGCCGGCCAAACGTCGGGCGGCGAGCGTCAGTGGCGAGACGGGCTCGATGGCGGTTCCACCGGGGGCCTGGCTCGTGAGCCCTCGGACGATTTCGTTGCGGAGCGCCTGCGCCTCTTGGCGAAGCCCAGTCGACACCGCGGTGCGCAGCCGGGCTGGGCCCGATTCGAGCAGACTACGAGCCAAGGCCCAGTTCCCGGTGCGCTTCACGGTGGCTTAGCCCTTCCTGAGAAAGGCGAATTCGCCCGAGCGCTCATTCAGCCAGTCGAGGGCAACTTTCGAGGATTCGTTGACGACGGCGCCCTTTCGCACGGGCACGGCCGCGAGCGAGAGGGCTTTTGCCGCAAAAGCTACGTCGTCCTTGCGACAACCGTAATTGTAGAGGCGCTCCGCGAGCGCCTTGGTCGAGGGCACCTTGCGCGTACGCCAGTACTCGAGCTCGAGATCGGAGCGCAACGCTTCGACCTCGTAGTTGGCGCGCTCGGCGCGATCGGCCATGTACCGCGCGGCGAACTCGAGGCCGAGCCGCTCGTGCTGGACGACGTGTTGGTGCTCGTGGACACAGAGCACCATCTGCCGCCACAGATCCCATCCGGGCCGAGCCACACCGGGCTCGAAGGGGACGTAGATGCGCTTGCCGATGGTAAGCGAGCACCGATTGAGGAAGCTTGCGCGGTCGCCAATCCGGATCGTGTCGAGCGCTTGGGTGATGAGATCGATCTCGGCGTTGTTGAGCTGGTTCAGGAGGCTGGTGCCGAAGTGGGCCTGCATGTACGCCCAGAAGGCAGTGACCTGCTCCGAGCGCGGCTCGCGGGAGACGAAGAACTTGCCGATGATCGGCAGTGAATTGAGGAGGCCCATTACGACGCGCCTCCCGTCCCGCCGCCGACGTTTGCGGGGACGCAGGTGTGGCCTTCGACGAGCCCATCGTCGGTGTCTTCGCTGACAAACTCGCACTTGAAAGCGGCGCTCGACTTGCGGCCCACGTCGTCGCAGTCGAGCTGCGGCTGCCAGTTGCGGTCGGCGTCGCAAACCTCGGCGACATTGTCGGCGCACTGCGTCGTATTGGGGTCGCAGTTGTCCGAGGCGCGGCAACCGACGGCGAGCGCGAGGACCGAGAGAAAGAGGGTGGAAACGTGCTTCATGAAAAACTCCGAGTGGCTGGACGGTCTTGGAACGTGACGAGCAGCAGGTTCCGGTGCGGGCGCGCGCGGTGAAGTCCAAACCCAATCGGTCGCGATTCGGTGACGTAGAGGCCGGGGGGCGTACGGATGGCTTGCACCAACTCGCCCTGACGGTCGTAGATCGCGCTCAGGCGATCACTGGGACGAATCAAGGCATCGCCCGTTGCCGGATCGACGAGGCCGAGGCGTTCGAGGTCACGAAAGTGCAAGACCAGATTGAACTCACTGCGTGGCGCGTTGCCGGAACTCGACATGCGCAAAGTGGCAAAGGCCTCCGGCTCCACCTGGCAGGGGACGAGCACCTGGGGGAACTCGCGACGCAAGGGTTCCGCTACGCCGTCATCGTCTCGGTCGATGAGCACGGGCTCCTTGAAATCCGCATCGTACCCGGACAAGAGCGCTCCGGGGCCGTCGGGATCGGACGCCATGGCGGCCGTGTCGAGCCGGCAAATCGCCGCCTGGAATCGGAAGATCAAACGTCCGCGAGTCATACGGCACCGAGTTGTGACGGCCTCGCATAGGGCCAGAGCAACTCATCAATCTCCGGATCACCCGTGGCCAACGCCGACGACGACTTCAGCGGATTGAGCCGGTAGCTTTGGTCGCGGGTTCTCTCCTCGATGACGCGCCACTGCGACCGAGCCTCCGCCGCGTCTTCGCTGGCCAGGGGCGCGAGATTGCGCAGTACCAACAGCAGGCACGCCCTCCGAATCGCAAGCGGTGTGCGCCCCTCCGGAGTGCCGTCCTCCTCGGTGAATCCAAACCGCCCCTCGACTCCGACGTTGCCGTATCCGCGAGGAAAGTAGCGGCCCCAGCGCAGCGAAACCCTCGGCGACGTGAAGCCTGCGCCCACGGGCGCCCCAACGACCACGAGGTCAATGGGTCGAAGCGACTGCTCGATCTCGTGGATGGTCAGGCGCGTGAGACGAATGGGAGGCGCGGGCAGCTCGAGGGTCGGCGTGCCTCGCCCGTCGAGCCGATAGGACGCGTCGCGCGCCTCGAAGAACCATCCCGTCACGCGATCGATGAGGCGGGTCGCTTCGTCGAGCAGGAGCCGAAGCCGCTCGTCGGACGCCTCGGCCACGGTGATGCCTTCACTTCGCGCATCGGCGACCGAGGCGTACATGTCAGTCGCGCCCCCGGCGATGCCGCTGGGCGTTGTCGTCCGTGTGAGCGGTGGCGGAGGTAGCCTTGGGCAAATCCTCAGTCGTTACCGCACCCGTCGGGCGCGCTTGGACGACTTTGATGTCGTCGGAGGCGGCCTTCTTCACCTGAGTCTCCTCCGCCTCGGCGGCATCAAGCGCCTTCGCCTCCGCGTCCGTGCACACGTCGAAGGCGAGCGGCGTGTAGGCGTCGCTCGGTTGCTGATGCACGCCACGCAGGTATTCGGCGACTTGTTTCTCCACCCGGTACCAGCCGCGTTCCGGCTGGAACTTGATGCCCGAGTAGGTGAAGCGACGCAGCACGTGGCCACGGCGGGGATCGAACGCTTTCAGTCGAACCAGTAGTGTTTCCATTGGACCTCTCGCAAACGGACTAGCGGCGTGACCGTTACAGCCGCACGTTGATGGCTTTAGCGACGCCGGTTTCTTCCGCGTACTTCACGTCGAACCGGAGCGTGGTGACGATCTTGAGCGTGCCTTCCGAGATGTCCCGATCGGACTCGACTCGGATCTGCCGCCAAATCCCGACGTGAATGTTCTTCGGGTTGCAGAGCAGGATGTTGGTTTGGTCCTGCGTGGTGCCGAGGTTTTCCGGGAAGAGCGGAATGGGCTGGAGCGGCACGCCCGAGTAGAGCACCGGCGCCTCACCCTCGAGGAACTTGTCGCCCACAGCGGTGGCTCGTTCGGCGAGCGAGTCTCGATAGTCGAGATCGGCATCGACGCTGGTGAGGTAGCGCATCTGGCTCTTGTCCCTCAGGTACTCCGAGGGGAGCGTCTTCAGGAGATCGCGAAGCAGCTCCTTCGCCATTGGCGTGCCGGCGGCGTCGACGACGTTGCTGGTAGCCTGCTTGAGGATGCCGTCGAGGGTTGCAAGGAACGGATCGGTGGCGACGACATCCCCGTTGATGACGACTTCCTCCATGTCACGAGCAATGGCTTCGGCCATCATCTCCATGATGGTCTGCCGCAGCTCGCCGCGTTCGATGCTGTCCTCAAGCACCTCGTCGGAGAGTCGGACCTCGGCTTTGAAGAGTTTGGCGTCGAGCTCAACTTGCGACAGATCGGGGATCACCCGCTGCGCCGCGGTGAGCGCGGTTGCTTCCTGTCCGGGGCGAAGGACGCGGCTTCCAAACTTGATCTTGGAAGTCTGCTGCTTCGGCGATGCCATCGGCACCACCGTGGCTTGCTGCAGCAGGATGGATTGTTTGATGAGCAGGCGCATGAACTTCTGCGCTTGCGCGGGAAGCAGGAGCCCGCCGCCGTTGGTGAGATCGGCGAGCGCGAGATCGGCTTTTTCGAGAACGGTTCGGTTGTCCATAGTGGTTCTGGGGCGAGCGGCGGTTAGAGGTCGTGAAACGAGACCGCCTTGTCGACGCTTTGGCGGTCCATCGGGTGGTTGAGATCGAGAGGCCAGCCGACGGCGGCTTCGACCGTCTTTGCGACGTGTTCGGCCGGGGGCGCGCTATTGGGCACACCGGAGTGCTTCTCGACTCGTCCGAGTCTTTGCTGAAAGCCTTGGACGGTTTCGGTGAGCGCCTGAACAGTCTCGGTGAGCTTCGTGACCGTGGTGGTGAGCTCGGCGGTGTTGCCTTCCGTCGTTGGCGCTTTCGACGACGCCTTATTCACGGGGCGACCCATGCCGCCGAGCGCCTCGGTGAGCTTGCCGAGTGCCGCTTTGGCTTGAGCGAAGTTGTCGTCGGTCTCGTCGTCCTCTTCGTCGTCAGCGGTCTCGTCGTCCTCTTCGTCGGGCTCGACGGGTTTCTTCTTCCCCGGCTTTTTGCCGGTGGGCTTCTTTCCGAAAGGCGGCTTCTTGGCGCCGGAGGCTTTCGCCTTCGCGCGGCTTTCGATGGGGGGCATGTCCTCGGCGGCGTTCAAGGCGTCGTCCGTGCTCGGAACTCCGTCTCCGGCGGGCTGCTCCTCGCCGCCTTCGCCCACTTGGGAAAGGATCTGATCGGCAGTGTCACGCAGTTCTCGGGCGAGTTCCGCGAGACGCGTGTCGGCGCGATTGGCTCCAAGGGAGCCGAGCGCTTCCACAATGGAGGTCAGGCTTTCGAGAGCGGCAATCGCCGCACCCAGAGGCGAGCCGCCACCCAGCCCCTCACTCCCGTCTTCTGCCGGTGGACTATCTCCATCGGCTTTCTCGATATCCGTGTCTTCGTTCATGTTGTGGTCCCTCTTGACGATGAGAAACTTGCGATTGTTGGCTGCGCGATCGACGAGCGAGACCTCTTCGACCACCATGTCGAGGAGGCGATTGACCGCGGGATCGCTTTCGGGTTGCGTGCTCATGTCGCCTCCGTGCGCGGTGAAGCAGGAGCGTTTTGCGGCGTGCCATTCGGTGTGGCTCCAGCGTTGGGTTGTCGTGACGAACTCGCTGCCTCGCCTTCGGGCACTCGACGTGCGGAGCCTCCGATGGAGAAGCCCGTTAGGTCGCCATCCTTCACACGACCCCAGAGCTCGTCGGAAAGCACATGCACGGCGAGCAGCCACGTGCCCTTGCGAATGGTCGTCTCGCCAAGCGTGAAGTCGGACGGGGCCAAGTACGTCTCGAGCACCTTCACCTGGTCGTTGACCCGCATCCGGTGCATCAACCCGAGGCCGCCAAACTCCTCCATGAACCGGTGTGCGGCTTGGCGGATTTCCTCCGCCGAGTAGATGTCGCCCTGCGCGTCGACCACCTCAGGCTCGAGCACGATGCCGAGGACGTAGCGCTCGTCGTTCGGATCGAGACCTTTGATGAGGGTGGAGTCCTTCGCGAACTCCGCCTCGAGCTCCTCTACCTCGTAGTCGAGCAACTCGAAGTCGTCCGCGAGTGCCTTGGTTGTCGGCTCGTAGTTGGCAACGAGTAGTTGCGTCAGCGTCTTCGGACCGCCCACGCCACGCATCGAGGAGATGGTGCGAGGGGTGCGGATCCGCTTCGTCCAGAAGTCCGAGTCCTTCACCATCTTTGGGAAGCGGCCTCGAATCCCATACGTGATGAGGAACTTTCCCTTGAGGGATTTACAGAGCTTGAAGAAGCGTTCCTCGTCGAAGTCCGACTCGCCGACGTCGACGTTGTAGCCAGGGTAGGGCGGATCGAGGAAGAACACTGTGTCCTTGCCGTCGTACTTGCGGACAACCCCTTCGTAGTCGCCGCCGTAGATCTTGACGTGCCGCAGGCGAGGCGCGAACTGCTCGATGCGACTGATGGTCTTGGCGTGGACGCCTACGCCCGACGGGCTGAAGCTCTTGCCGCGAAGCTTGCCGTAGGAGAAGTGGGTGACGTAGAGGAAGCGATGAAGCTTCTCGATATCGTCGGTGGGCTGAGACTCGACGAGCTTCTTGAAGGTCGCCGGATCGCCCGTCCACGTCATCTGGCGAAGCTTGTTCAGGGCTGGGCGACTCAGCCCCTTCACCAGTCGATAGGCTTCAGCGATTTCCGGATCGGCGTCGTTGATCACCTCGACCGAAGCGGGCTCCTTGGCGAACAGGACCGCGGCACTTCCCACGAAGGGTTCGACGTACGTCTCGTGAGCGGGAAGCATCGCCGCGAGGCGATTCGCGATTCGCTTCTTACCCGCGGGGGAGCCCCAGATGGTCTTCTCGATGGCGTCGAGGGGATTGTTTTTAGTCGCTAGAACGCGTCGGGCGCGAGCTAGCGCGGCCGCACACTGCCTATCCACGGTCGCCTCGGTCCGGATCGCGGCCCCACTCGGGCGTTTCCGTCTCGGGTGCGCTCATGTCGCGCGGCCAGACTACGGGGGCATCCTTTGAATCGGTCGGCTTTTGCTGCTCGCGCGCCAGTCGCGCTTCAGCAGCTTCTCGCTCACCGGTCGGATTGGTCGGCGCTTCGCTGTTCCCAGTCGGGGGACTGCTCGGCTTTGCGTTGTCGGACATCTTGGGGCTCCGACAAGAGCAAAGGGGGGGCGAGCGCGCTGCCAGGGGACAAATAAATCGTAACTTCCCTCAAGACGCATTTGCAGACTTTCCACACCCATAAGCACTTCTTTCCCATTCTTCGACGCGCTTACTGGCGGTAAAATAGGCGTGAAAGCATGAAGTGCTTGGTCAAAACGCGCAGTTGACGTGCAGTCGTGTCCAGACCACATTGCCGCGCAGAAAGGCAGCGGGCGCGACGTTCGCTGTTCGTATTCACATGAAGACAACTCAAGAGAGCAGTTTTGTTGAAGCCGTTCGCGACATTGACGCGATGATTCGCTTGGGGCGCCACCTCGCGGACTCGATCAATCTCCTGCTCGCATCCCCGAGAAGGCAACGCAGCAAAACAAACGTTCATCAGGCGCGCGCCCCACGAGTAGGCGCACCACGACGTGGTGCGGGCCTTCGGCACGCTGGGCGCAGAACTCTCAACAAGGGAGCCAAGTCGACCAAAAAGAACCAGGCGTAACAGCAAACAAGGAAGGCTCGAGTAGCAAGCTCAGCCCTCTTCGCCGTCGCAGCGTGGTATGCGCGATTGTTGGGCGGCGGTAAATCCTAGACTACCGCCAGCGTCGTCGTTCGACAATGTCCGTGGTACGGCGGGAACCCGATCCCAAGCTCACCGAGCTTGCGATCGTTGATCATTGCCCGAAACTCGCCGAGGTCGTCGTGGTTACCGTTTCCGGTCCGCAACACCTCGGCGAGTGGGACGCGCCCTGATGCGCTATTTACGTAGAGGACGGACCGACGGCTCTCGGGGTCCATGCCCTGACGGATCCAGGGAGCCACGACTTTGATGCGCTCGGGTGCATCGAGCCGCTCAATGGCATCGAAGCGCTTGAGTGCTTCGCCCACCGAAAATGTCTTTCCATGCAAAAATCTGCAGCAGGGTGTCGTGACTTCATCGAGTACCGCCTCCACAACATAGCGCCGCACGCCGGCCTCGGCGTAGCTGCTCATCTGCGCGAAGGATCGAGCCTGGCCGACAAAGGCGCTTGCGATGACGTTCCAGTAGCTTCGCGAGCGGGAGACAAAGACCGCGCTTGCTGCCGAGTGGAGGGCATGCGCAATGTCGTCTCGACCGAGGCCCTGCTCGAGTCCAATGGCGACAATTTCTCGGGCTCGCTCACCGAAGTCGTCGAGACGCCTTCCGTGCTCGTCTCGGACGAAGTTGCCCTGGGACCGAACCACGTGAGTCATGATGCGCCTATCAAGCGCATTGAAGTCGGCGCCGATGACGAGCTTCTGCCGACGGCGGCTGTCAGTCCGCGTGGCATAGACCACGGCACTCGCCGCGTTCGAGAGCGGCGCCTCGATGGCGCGTAAGGCTGGAGCAAGCGCGCGGCCGGCGGTCGAGAGGGCGCGTGCGATGAGCCGGCTTCGTTGCTCGGGGGGTGTTGCGTGCCAATCGACATCGAGCACCGAAAGAGAGTCCCTGACCGCTTGCGCGTCGGACTTGCGGCTCGACGCGCGGAGCTTGGCGCCCAGAAGCGAGACGGCGCGCTCGAAGTCCCGTGTGGTCCCGAGGTCGAAAGCCTTGGCCAAGGGCAAGGCGAGTAGCCGCTCGAAGACGTCGTCGAGGAACAGCCCTGCCTCGCTCACCGTGAGCAGGGCGTCATCGGAAAACAAGATGTCGTTCATTGCCATTTGCCTCCAGGCGGACGTCACCGTCAACGATGTAAATGAGAATTGCGCAGTAGATGCAGGTGAGCGGTTGGGAAAACGTCAGTGCCTCAGACGTGGCGCCTTCCGTGATGATCATCCCATCTTGGTTCTGGAAGGCGACGCTCACGAATCCACAACGCGGGCAGCAGACGTGATAACCCACCAAGGGAAATCGAACGTCCTGAGAGACGCGGCGCACCTCGCCGCGTTTGAGATTGCATGGCCGCTTATCGGTGGGCTTGACCTTCATGGCTGCGACCCTTCGAACCAGCGCTCGAACTCCTCGCGAGGTATCGAATGACGTTCGGGGGAGGCGTACTGACGCGCGAGCTCCGTGCGCCGGTCGGAAAGACGCGCCTCCTCCTGGCGCAACTCCTCTCGCAACGCGAGCAGTTGCTTGGCGTTGTTGAGCAGGCCCGGTTGCGCCCCTTGCGTGCGCAGGTCTTCCACTCCGGTCTGAATCCCCGCTAGGGTGAGGGTGATGGGGCGCTTCGTCCAATCGTCGCCAATCTTGCGAAACTCGCGATTGAAGATGTCGCCCGCGAGCATGCGCCCCTCTTCGGGCGTGAGAACGCCGACGCGCACGAGCCGCTCGACCATCTCCGTCATTCGCTCTGGATCTCGAGTGACGGGCGTCTGCGAGCGAAAGCGCCAGAAGCGGATGCCGAGATCGGCCAAGATCTGACGGTTCATGAGAAAATCGAACTCGTCGCGCTCCGGTTGGAATACTTGGTCTTCGGCGAATCGCAATGCACTTTCGGCGGTGGCTCGGTTGAAATCCTTGGTCTCACCCCGAAGGAGACGCGGTAGACGGAACGAACTGCCGACCTTGTCAATGTTGCGTTCGTCGTAGGTCTGAAAGAGCGCATCCTTCTGTTGCGCGTCGGTCAGCGGATGTAGCTCAATCTTGGCTCGACTGCCGTCACCAGCGCCTGCGCCATCGGCTTCGAGGATGAGGATCTTGTGAAAGTTCGACTTGCCCTTGAGGTTCTCTTCAATGAAGCGCTCGATGCGCGGTACCGACGACTCGGAGAGTCTTCCTCCCGACACGAGCAACGCGAGCGGGGGCACCGACTTGTTGTTGAAGTAGAGGTAGTTGACCTCTTCCATTTGCCGCGAGCCAAGCACCGAAAGCAGCGTGCCCACCCAACGGGGCACGCCGTAGGGCGATCGCGGCGAGTGGATGGCGAAGTGTAGAAGCTCCGTGGCAGGAGCGTCAGCTGCGCTTTCGGCTTTGAGGGATGCAACGTCGGGGAAGATGCGTCCCGATGCTCGCGAGACGGCGCGGCGATCGGCGAACGATTTGAAGTAGACGACTTCGGAGCCTTGGATCTGAATGAAGCGGCGAAGGCGGCGTCGGGACGTGACCGTTTCGAAGGTGACCGGCGATACGCGAACTCGGTCTTGCATCTCCGTCGGCTCGCGATCGATTGGCATGAGCCTGACCGTATGGGCAGGCACGTACACGAAACGTGCGACGTCACCCTTTCCGTCTCGAAGTACCTCCCAATAGGCGTTTCCCGTGACTTCGAGGTCCTGTCGCGTGCGGCGGCGCAAATCGACGAAGGAATGGTCGAAGCAGCAGAAGTCGAAGAAGGCTTCGAGCCGACCCTTCTCGGCTCGTGCGAGGCGACGGAGGTCTTCGAGTCGAGCGGCGACCTGATCAGGGGTCGGGGCGGGGGAGGTGCCTACCGGGAGCGTCCCAGCGGCTCGAGCCGCTTCGAACTCGAGCAGCATCGTGTCGGCGACCTTCTGCTGTGCGTCTTCGGATTCGAGATCGATGGCAGGCTCGAAGCGGTAGCCAAACCCATCAATGTTCGTTGCGTAAGCGTCGACGTTCTGGCGAAGCGAGTTCGAGTGCTCGAACAGGGTGCAGAGGACATCGGGCTCGTACGGTGGCACCAGCGCGCCGGCTGTGGTGAAGGCGTTGGCTTGGCTGTCGCCACCGCCGCGACTGGCCGGATCTGCGACAGTTGAACCAACGACCATCGCCTTCAGGATCACTCCCAGGCTGGCGCTCGCCTCGCGAGCGGCGTCGTCTGCAATCACTCCGCCTTCTCCACGTAGGCAAGGAGACCTTTGACGCCAAACATGAGTGCGCAGATGCGATAGCCCTTTGACACGAGCAGATCGCGACCCGCCTGTAGGAGGTAGTCCTCGGTCTTGGCTTCGACCTCGAACTCGGGCCCAGGCGTTGGTGACGCCAACGGTGTTTTGAGCGAAACGAGGAACAGGTTCAGGGCGCTACGCATGGAAAACCTCGACAAAACTGAGTCGGCGCCGGCTCCGGCCAAGATGGGACGGCTTGGGCTTGGCGACGAACGCGACGCCGACTCAATAGGAGCAAAGGGGGTCGAGGCGTGCCCATGGGGGACAGGGGGCGTGGCGTTCATCATGAGCTACCTCGGCCGCTGCGGGATGCGAGTGCATGAGCGCGGCGGAATGCAGCGACGAACGCGCTCGCCCCGTTCGAGTGACATCCAAGGTGCGCCATGCAGCAGGAGCGATTCGGTCGTTTCTGGAATTCGAGCGACGTCGAATCAGCTTCAGACGCCGCGCCGATCGAATCGCATGCGTCGCGAATGTCGCTTGCCTATGCTCGAGATACGAGCGTTACTAGACATGCAAATGGGCCCGCGACGCTGCTAACGTCCGGACCCGTGGGCGAACCTTGAAAAGAAAGGCTCACCGATGAACAAGGTATCAGACAAGGGTGCGTCGCACCACCCGGGGCGGTTTGCTGTCCGATGGCGTCGTTACTACGACCAGATCCATCGCGGACCCAACGACCAGCACCCGGTCGACGAAGCCGTCGAGAAGTGTTTAGGAAATGTGACCACTCGGGCCAAGATCGTCCGCCTTCAGGAGCGGGTTTCGGCCGCAATGGGCGCGGACGCGAGTACGTTTTTGGAACTCGAATCCCTGCAAACTGAGACCCAGCGCGAGCGGGAGAAGTGCTTCTTCGACCTCGGCTACGAACACGGCTCGGTCGAAGCTCAGGCCAAGGCCAAACTCGGCTCCGTGGGGCTTTCGCGGGAGTCGGAGGCATTCGGACGCGAGGTTCGAACTCGCATCGTGAATGCTAACCTTCCCGCATCCGAGGCGATCGTCGTCTTGCTCGAGTGCGTCTGGCGAATGGCGGACGGCCAACGTCGCTAGCTGGGGGCGCGAGGGGAGTGTCGAGCTCGATCATCCAATCACTCGCACTCCCACCTGCACCCCTCGACCTTTGCCGAGCGTGCGCTCACGCTGACATGCCAATGCTACTGCCCAGAACTTGTCGGCGTGTCCGCGGTTCGTGCGCTCGGCATCGAAGCTCACTTTCCCAGAGCCGAGAACTCGACGCTTGATGGAATGGATCTGACCCACCAGGTCGCGATCTTTCGCCAGCGTCACGTCTCGACGCTGAAGTAGAATTTTGAAGTCCGTGGCCCACCGCTCCTTCGACTCCGTAGTGAAGTTTTCGGGGACAACTTGGGGAAAGTCGCGCGACAGGTTTTCGGCGAGGTTCATGCCGATTCCGCTTCGGTCGATGGATAGGCGCGCGACGGGAAGCGTCCCGAGCAGGTAGCGAAGCTGCGCTTCCTGCTCGGCGAAGGGGGTGTTCACGAAGGTTCGCATCATGCGACACATGAAGCGGTCTTCTACCTGTTCGAAGACGGCAAGCTCGGAGCGGTCGCGCGTGCGGCCTACGTCGAAGCCGGCGACGATACGTCCGAGCGGCGAGCGCACCGCGGCAGGATCATCGACCACGACGATGTCGTCGCTCGTGCAGGGAAGGATCAGATCATAGGGGAAGAAGCTATACGACTCGTCAACGAAGAGCGTCTCGAGCTCTTGCTGGAAGTCCTCGAGAGCGAGTGACTCGAACTGCTCGATGATGGTGGGCTTGCCGAACAGGGCCACGCGCTCTTCGGTGGTGAGGTTCGGCGCTGCGAGCGCGGCGCGCTTCGTGTCGTGGCAGAACGCGGTGCTCAGCCACCAGGGCACGTTCATGCGCGAGTGGTGCGGGTACTTGCGCAGCTCCTCGGTTGCGATCTCCCAGAAAATCCCGCGTCGCCCAAGCGGTGTGCTGCACCCCGTGAGCTGCCCATTGGAACGCAGGATGAGGGCCGTCGAGCCTCGATAGACCTCGCGGTCGTTGAGGATGTGCGCCAATTCGTCTAGGTAGACGTCACCGCGTTTCCCTCGAGGGGCCTTCGAGGGCACTGAGAGAATGCGCGAGATGTGTTTGCCGCGACCGGGCGACTCGAAGGCAAGCTCGGTCTTCGCGTCCGTGATGAGCTTCTTCTGAAACGCGAGTGGCATCTCCTCGAAGACCTGTCGGGCGATGAGGGTCTTCTCGAGGGCGTCGGCCATGTTGTAGCTGACGAACACCGCCGTGTAGCCATCGCGTAGGTGTGCTCGCGCGAGCGCTTCGAGCGCGAAGAGAAACGAAAACCCCACCTGTCTGCTTTTCGTCACCCACCGGAACCGCGAGCGGTTGTCGAGGAACCTCCGCTGATAGGGCTCAAGCGTGACAGGTTCGCCATCGTAGTGGCACAGGTTCTCGATGAATCCCGCCTCCGTGGAGAGCCATCCGGCAAGATCGGTCGGATCTCGTTTACCTACGATGAGCACCGCGTGTTCCTTCGGATGTCACCTTCGAACAAGCTTGAATTGCGTCGCCGCGCGAGCCTGTATACGTGCGACGTAACGAAGGAGCTTGTTCGATGCCCGCCTACGCCACGGCAGTGAAACGGCCTGTTCGCACGCTGACCGAAACGGAAGTGCTTCGATTGCTTAGCGTGAGCGGTAGCCACAAGGACGGGTTCCGCGATCACGTTCTCATGAGCCTGGCGCTCTCGACCGGACTCAGGGAGCACGAGATTGTGGCGCTGAACGTGGGCGATGTGCGCGGCGGGGCTCGCTGCGCGCGCCATGTCGCCTTGCGCGTGTTCAAGCGTTCCAGCAAGGAAGCGTCGCACCAGGAGATCATTCTCTCGGACGGGATGCGAGCGAAGCTCGACAAGTTGCTGAAGCTGCGCGAGCGAGCCGGCGAAGTGCTCGCGCCGGATGCGCCGCTTTTCCTCAGCCGACTCGGTCGACGACTCTCGACGCGGCAAGTGCGTCGCGCGTTCGCGCTGTGGCAGGAGCGCGCGGGCTTCGAGCGCCGATTCAACTTTCACTGCCTGAGGCACACGGCGTGTTCGGGCGTCTACCGCCGCACCAAAGACATCCGCCTCACGCAGCGCTTCGCGCGGCACGCCTCCATTGAGTCGACCATGATCTACACCCACAGCTCGGACGAAGATCTGCTTCGGGTGGTGCAGGAACTGCCGTGCTGACCGCAGGCGCGGGGAGCGAATTTCGCCCCGAAAAGTCACTTGCAGTGGACAATTGACCGAGGCCCTTTTGGACTTGTCCACTTCTTGCCGGTCGGGGACGGCTGAAAGTGGACAATTGCGGGGAGCAGACCCTATCGAAAACGGGGGTAGGCAAGGGGGCAGCCGGTCCATGGACCGGGAAAGTCCGACCACCCCCCCACCCGTCTGCACCATCGGGGGCGAGGTAGGCAGGACGGCCTCGCGCGACGCCATCGGCACGCGCGGCGGGAAAAGTGGACGTTCGTGACCCGCGCGATGGGTCCACGTTGGCCCCCAAAGATTCGCGTGTTTTGCCGCGGGTTTGCGCGCGAACGGCCACTTCTGTCTAAAAGCGGACGTTCGCGGGGTGCGGGTGCGCCGGAGGTCCGAGCGGGACCGTCCAATGGCCAGCGCAATAGACCGTTTATTGACCAGCGCGCGTCCACTTCGCGCCGAACACGGACGGTGGACGCGCCGTCTTGCGGCGTAGGCGCCCTGCTTCCGCTGCATCGGCGCGGCACGGGTCACGCGTCGCTCCCTTCGGTGGCCGCGCGGGACAAGCGGACGTCGTGCGACGGTCGACGGTCTTCCCCGTCGAGCTCCGCTCCGACCGCTTCGACCGCTTCGACCGCGCGGAGGCGCTGCGCTTCGAGGACTGCAGGGACCGAATCGGTGTTGGCGTCTAGGCGCAGAGCGAACTCGCGCACCACACGCACGAGCTCCCGCACCGGGCCGACGGGCAGCATCACCCGAGAACCGCTCATGTTTCCTCCTCGTCGGCCAAAGCCGGGGCACCGTCGGTCTGTTGGCCGGCATCGTCCTCGAAGGGGCGATCTGGGGGGTACAGTGAGGCTGCATCGGCTTCCGCCTCACCCGCATCGCGGTCCAACGTGTCGTCGCTGTCCACTTCCGAGTCCACCTCGCTCGTCTCGAGTGCAGGCGTGACCTCGTGCCCCGACGCATCGACCACACCCATCTCCGCCGGGGACAGCTCGCGGGTGTCACGCAGCATCCGCTGGTGGCGCTCCTGCAGCATCTCGAGCGTGAAGGTCGTCGTCGTCTCCTGACGGGAGTCCGGACCGCCCGAGACGAACTCCTTCAGGCGGACCATCGTGCTGAAGTCAGCCGGCAGGTCATACCGCACGCGATCGTCATCGAGCGCTTGCTCGAACTTCACCAGGAACTTGTCGATGATCCGAAGCGCGTCGTCCTTCGAGACCGCGATTGCCGTCGCACGAAGTTCGATGAGTTTTTCCTCGGTCTTGTCGATGAGTCGTTGGCGGGCCGTCTCGCGCCGTCGCTCACAGTGGTGGTCCTGCCAATACTTCACGATCGCCGAGTGCGACACGCCGAAGCGCCGCCCGAGCTCGCGTAGCGGCGGGTAGTGCGTCGACTGCGTTCCGTCGGGCAGCTCGATGTTTTCCCCGACCACGAGCAGGCGATCGATCTCGTTCCACGGCACGGGACAATCGAGACGGCTCGGGTGGCCGGGTTTGCGCTTGCGCAGGCCTGGCGCGCCGCCGATGGGTTCTGGCGCTGCTTCCGGTTCCGGTCGAAGCGCCGCTTTCGGGCGCGCCTTTGCCTTCTTTCGAGCTTCCCACTCGTCGTACGCATCGAAGGGCTCGGGGTGCGCTTGGCGGTAAAGCTCGTGCTTCCGGAGGCAGTCCTCGGCTTGTGCGATCTTGCCGATGAGGCTGTGCCAGACACCGAAGCGTTTGGCGACCTCGCGCAAGGTCGGGACGCGCCGCATCTCGCGTCCCTCGTCAATGACGACGATCCCTTCGACGAGTTCCTTTGCGACCTCCGCATGCGAGAGCTTGCCGCCGACGATCTTGCGGGGCCGACCGAGCTTCTTCGCTGCGGTTTTCTTCTTCGGCATCGGTTACACGCCTTGCTCGAACAGCTCGTCTTCTCGCCCAACGAACTCGCGCAGGTACCCGAACGCTCTCGTGCGTTGCCGCTTGAGGCGCTCATAGATCCGCTCACGCTCTTCTGGCGACTCGTCGAAAGCTCGGGCCACGTACGACTGAAGCTCCTCCTGACCGATGACCGTGGCGGCGATCGTTCCAATGGCGGACTCGTCGAGGTCTCTCCTCAACCGCATCCGCATGTCCCGGAGCATCATCTGCCAGCCGTGCAGATCGTCTCGCGTAACGAGCTCGCTTTGCGACACCTGGTAGAGCTCGGACTCCTCGTCGTCAGTGAGCGCGTCGACGCGGGCTTCCCAGGACACCAGGCGAAACAGCTGCTTGGTCGTCAGCTGCCGCAGGTGCATCGCGATCCGGTCCGGCTTGCGATCGAGCTGGATGTGCTCAATTGTGCCGAGAAACGCCATGAGCACCAGCTGGTCCAGATCGTCACCCAAGATGCGCTCGTTGACGAGCCGGAAACGAAGGCGGCTGAGCATCGGGTAGTACGCGACGATAAGCATGCTCGACCAGAGGACGTTCGGGCAGCGTTGATGCTCCCTGAGGAGCACCCGCGTGAGTCGCTCTCGCTCCGCGTACCCGTCCATGCGCTCGTTGGCGAGCGCGCGGAGCACTTCAGATGCACTCGTGTACCGACCGAGTACCTCGTGGTGCTCGCGTGCTTCCAGATAGCGGCGCGCATGCCGAGTGGACAGCGCGTGGCAACGCAGACTCTCGGTCAGTGCTTTGAGTGCGTTGCTCACTTGCGCCGCTCCCACCACTCTCGAACCAAGTCGAGAAAGTCATCGAGCTGCATCACGACGAACTCGGGCTCGCCGTCGTCCTTGCAGACGCCAATGGGCCACCGTCCTGCAGGGCAGTTGTCCACGGCCTGTCGGAGCGCCTCGCGGGGGTTGGTGCGCCTGTGTCGCTTGGCCTCCGGCCAGAAACACGGCACGTCCACGTCCGCAACTTCGCTTCCGCCCCGAGACTGGAGCCCGCGGCGTACGGTCGCCTCCGGCATCGCTTCCCGGAACCGGAGCACCAGCTCGCGCTCGAACTGCGCGCCCTTGCGGCGAGAGGCAGCACCGGTCACGGCTCACCTCGCTTTCGGTTGCGGATTGGGATCTGACGTGACTTCGCGCGGTCGCACTCAAGCCCCATCCCGGTTGAGATGTGCGTGTCGAAGACGCCAAGCTCGTCGGCGAGGTCAACGAATTCGAGACACAACGTGAGCGCTAGCTCCCGCTCGAGGCCTTCGTCGATGAACGCGGGCAAGAAGAGCTGCGGCGCAATTGGTAGCGCCCCTTCGAACACGAGCTGTCGGCAGATGCGACGCACCTTCCCGGTGTTGCCGAGGGGATCTGCACTATACGGGTGACACACGTAGACTCGGCGCCGGCGTTGCTGTTCGAGACGGCGCAGGCGCAGCAGTTCGGCTGCCGAGTAATGCAGGCAGTCAATCACCTCGGCGAAGGCTTCGCTCGGGTATTCGCGTCCGTCAGCGACAATCCACGGTCCGTAGTGACGGCGACCGAGTTCGAGCCGTTCGATGAGGGTTTCGACGATGGCGCGTTCATCGTCGGGGAGGGTTTGGATTCGTTCGAGAAGCGGCTTGGCACCTGTAGGCGTCTGAGTGGCCTCAAGGGCCACTACCGAGCCTCCTGCGCGGAGAACCGCGCACCGTGACGCTTCTCCGCGTTGGCATCGAGCTCCGCCCTGAGCAGCATGTACTTCGACGGGTTGAGCTGTTTGCAGAGCCGCTTCAGCAGCGTCTCGAGGGACTTCTTATCGACCGAGCCGACCTCTGCGAGCAACGCGTCTCGCGTCGCTCCCGTGGCTTGCTCGAGGGTCGAAAGGGTGCGCTCGAGCGGATACTCCTGACTCGTCGTCTTGTACATCTTGTAGCGCATGCCTCCGAGAAGCAGCTCCGGCTTCTCCTTCAGGTGCGTCTTGAGCACGTCTTCGAGCTCGTCCTTGCGAGCGCCGAGGATCTTCACGAGCTTCGCGACTTCCTCACGCTCCTTCGCGACAGCTTCGAGGTTGGTCAGATCGTCGCATTCGAACTGCCGCCCGCCTTGCAACGCCTCCGCGTACGCCGGGCATTGCTTTCGGTGGTCGCAGTAGCAACAGTTGAGGTTGAGCCGCGCAGGATACTCGGTCGCTGTCTCCGTTTGCTCGCCGAGCACTTTCACATAGGCGAGGGCAGCCTCGAGTTGCTCGGGGGTGCGCGTCGTGGTCTGTCTCAGCCCGTGCCGCAGCATCCAGAACGTGAGCTTGACCTTCTTCACCCAGGGCCAAAGCCGCCGAGCTGCAATCTCGTAGAGACTCATCTGCAGCGAGAAATCGAGCTCGTCGCGGGTGAAGAGCATGTGGTTGGTCTTGTAGTCGGTAACCTCCACCGTCTCGGCATCCACGTAGTCCACCCGGTCGATGTACCCGAGCACGTCGAAGGGCCCGACGGGCAGGTGAAACTCTTGCTCGACGGCGAGCACGTCGCGGTGATTGATGACTCCTTGTTCCCGGACGAACTCCCGCATGATGCTGAAGCCCTCCGAGAAAAGCTCCAGTCCCGTCAGCTTCGAGAGGATCCATGCTTCGTGGTACAGGTTGAGGGCTCGTGATTCCTCAATAGGACCCGAGTGCTCTTGCGCGATGACCTCGCGCAGCAGTCGCTCGAGGACGGCATGGATCAGCTTGCCGAAGATGAGCGGCACGCCGGGCTCGGACTTCAATTGGTCGATGTAGTGCAGCTTGAACGACAGCGGACATTGCTCGAAGCGACTGAGCCTCGAGTACGAGAGATGCTCATTGGAAAAACTCACAGTTGGCCTCCTGATTCAAAAAGGTCAAAGGGGGACGGGTGCAAAAAGGGGACACGCAAATCGTCACGGCCCTGTCGATTTCTCGTCCTTGTGCTCCGAGGGGCGCTTCAACGCCGTGATGCGCGCGTCCGGGAAGACAGAACCCACTGCTGCGAGTAGGACCGCGTGCTCGACCTTCAGCTCGGTGCGGTCTTCCTTCGTGTATTCGGTCACGAGCCAAATCGGGCCGAGCGATTCCGTGTCGAAGCAGACCTCGAAGCCTGCCGCCCGGAAGCTCGCGACGTCCGCTTCGGTGACCGAGCGCACGGTGGGCGTTTCAGCTCGGGTGCTCGTTGCGGCAGCGATTGGTGGACCAGAAACGGCTCGCGAGTTAGGCGGCGCGATTCGCCCGTTCGGTGGCGAAGGCGCGACCGGGATGGGGTTGCCGAAGAGAGCGCGAGCGACGGGCTTCGCTGGGCTCGAGAGGTGCCGAGCTGGTGCGGGGGTGGCCGAAGCAGGATTGAGCTTCAGCCACTCGACACACATGAACTCATCGGGACGAGCGCAAGAACCGTTCGGGATGTAGTCGACGCAGCGCTTCGATCCCGGCATTGCCCGGAAGTGCGGGCAGGTGATGGTGCGGCCAGGATTTGAATCGGGCACATGGTGGCAAAGGGGTCACACGGTGCGTGTCAGGGGACATCGCCCGACGAGTGTATTGAGGACGCAGATGCACCCGATGCAAGTCGTTGATCCAGTGCCTTCCGGACCCTCTCAGCCGATAGCTCAGGCATGTTTGACGAACCGGAGCGATACCGCCGCAGTGTACGTAGGCTAACCTTCAGCCATTCAGCGGTCTGCTTGAGTCCGCCAAGCTTTCCAATGAGTCGGTCGAGCTCACCGGGAAGTAGAATCCTGCAGCGTGGAGGCAGGCCGTAACGGCAAACGCGGTACTGCCCGAGGTCCATGAGTCGAATTGCTTGGTCCTCGTCATCGAGTCCGTCGCGTGCCCATCGAACGACGTCCTCGACGGGTACGGCGAGCCTTTTGGCGACTTTGGTCGTGCCACCGGCACGGCCAATATACTTGCGAACAGCTTTGGCGGTGAGAGAGTCGTGACCCATGCAGCGGCAAAGGGGGTCCGACCACGCTCGTGGGGGACAGCGAACGTTGTTTTCGTCTCGCGCTTTCGGGCGAGTGGACGGTGCGCGAGTTCGAGCCGTGTAGACCCCAGTCCTCTGTCCGACGATCCACGTGCCTGTTGTCCGCCGACGTGCTGAGTCTTCTGCGTGAGCTCATGTGCGTCGCGCACGGGTGGGCATGCGCATGTGGCCAGTGTTCACGGTCTACCCTAACTAAGAATATCTTTAGTTAGGTCAAGCTGTGGACACTGGCCGCTCTTGACTGCTGATGCGGACAGACTTCTTCGGCACACAAGAGGAGCGAGTCCGGTCGGCTGGACCGCGTCATCCGTGCAACCGGCGCGGTCCGCGCCGGTTGCACGGATGACACGTGCTGTACGCGGTCACTGCGCGAGGTCGCGAACGACGCGATTCCTACGCTTGGCGCGTGGCTCGCAACACGCGTTCCGCAATCTCGTCCGGGATCCTACGTTTGCCGATCCGGTAGTTCGCGACTGTTCCACGGGAGCACCCAAGGATCCTGGATGCCGCTCGAAGGCCGCCGAGGACGTTGACCGCCTGTGCGAATTGTTCGGCGGTCATCGCCTCTCCCGAGTGCGCAGCATGGTCAGCTGTGCGGTGATCGCGAGACGACTCACGCACATCCACTCGCCCAATTGCCCATCCCGAGCCACCCGGCATCACGGCCCCGACGTGGAGCGCTCGGGCGGGCTCAGTTCGGTGGACGGTCCTCAGCCGGCCATGGGCCTGCTCGAGCTCGGCTCGGCATCGAGCCGTGTAGCGGGCCTCCCAGTCCGCTCCCAGCTGCAGGAACGCCGCATCGCTCCGGGCGTCGCCCAAGTTGGTCCACGGATCACCGAGGGTGATCAGGGCGTCGGCCTGGGACATGTCGTTTAGGCCCCGTGTTGCTCCATAGTGGGCTGTTAGAAGCTTCGGACGCCAAGGGTCGAGGGTCGGGGCCAGAACAGCCGAAAACGCGTCTAGCGCTTCCCTAGGCTGCCCCATGGACTTCCAGTCCGCGAGACACTTCGGCTCATCAATTCCCGCGGCGTACAAGAGGACACACTCGACCGCCGGGACGGTGACGATGCCAACCAGTGCCGTGCTTGGGTCTTCCTCGAGCCACGCGAACGCCGCCCGTACGAATTCGACGAGCGACGACTCAGGATCGAGCTTGCCCGCCCTAAACCATGCTTTGCGGGTGGCCTTGCGGGTGCGAATCATCGTCCGCCGGATTGGCGCTCCGTCGGGCGCCGTGAACACGTGGTAGCGCGGCTCGTAGCCCACCACCTGGCTCAGGATGGGCAGGTGCAAGTCCGCGTTGGCGTCGGCAACGACGACAGCCCCATCACGCCGGAGCGCCTGTGCGAGCACCTCACGGGGGGAGGTCACGAGCAGTTGGCGTTTGCCGCGTCGCTCTTCGACCCGGACCACTACCGGGTATTCGCTTGCCATTGCGTGGTGGGTTATCTTCAGGACCTTTGAGATCTTCCCGAGCCGAGCGGCTTGACCGGGGATCTCAAGAGCGATGTCGACCCAATGCTTCAAGATTGGGGGAGCCGTGCCGCAGTGCTTCTCCGGGAAAGGGGTGTGAGCGGCGCATTCGACGGCGTCGGCATCCGAAGGCAACAGCGCGCTGCGCTGGGCTTTTGCGAGGAGGTGAGGTGGGATGCGATGCGCAAAGCGACGTGCGGCCTCGCTCGCTTCGACCGATTCGCCTTCTGGCGCCTGCTTCAAGAACTCGAACCAAGCCGAGAGCACTGGAATGAGCGCCGCAACGTACGTTGCCTCGAACGACGTGCCCGCGGATAGTAATGCCGCTTCGAGGTCTTCGGCATTGAGCGCAACGGTCTCGAGGAACTCCGGCACCTCGTCGATCACGAGTAGGCCTGTCGAGCCTGCTTCGGCGTCGAGGGCGCCGAGCAGTGAATGCGTGCCAAAAGTGATGCGGCTACGTGAGTCGCCTTCCTGTCCTGTGCGCGCCGGACATTCGTCGTAATGCTTGCACTTCGCTTCACCGTTGCGTCGCTCGCAAAGTTCCCATTGCATGCGTTGCCCGCCTTCGACGAGGGGCGTCGCAACCTTGTGAAGCTTGCAGATGGGCGTCCCATTGGCGTCGAGCAGGGAAAGCGGCCCGAAGATGCGCTGGCTTGAGCGTCCGAGCGTCTCGAGCTCGGTCGCGCACTGAATCGCGAGCTTGTTCTTGTCGACTGAGATGGCGGTTTTTGAGTCCGTTGGTGCGCGCAGCCCTGCGGCATGCTCGCTTGCGTATGACTTCACCGCGCGCCTCGCGGCCACCCGGAGCGCGGCATACGTCTTTCCGAGGCCGCACTCAGCCTTGATGACCGTAAGCCCGACGGGGGCCTGTTCGATGGCGGCCTCGAGGGCGGTGGTGATCTCGGTGAGACTTCGCGTGTCGGCGGCAACGTTAGGAGATCTACCTGCTGGGCCCAAACGCACCATGGCTACAGCGGACTCGAGCGCTCGTGCAACTTCGGGCCACTCAGCTCTGAGCGCTGACAGCCCCGTAAGCGATTCGCCCCGGCTGTAGCGCTCAAGTGTCGACCGAGCACATTTCACGCGGTCTTGCGTCCTATCGTCGGCGTGAGTCGCTAACGAGATGCTCTCCACGAGCGCCTCAATGCTTTCCGGAGGGATGCGCAGGCGAAGCATGGCGCCCGCCAGCGTCAGAAAGAGACCGTGCCAGGGCGTCAACACCGACGCGATTGCACCCGCCACGGGAGCTACGACCGGCTGCCAGTGTTTCGGGATGATGGCTTGGGACGGCTGTAGCTCGAACGCTATCTTGTCGGTTGGTGAGAATGGCTGCGCTGACCCACTTGCCTTTGCCCTCTTCCTCCGCGCCCAGGGAGGCATCAGGTCGTCGAGTGGAACTGCAGGCAGCGGCGGCAACTCGACTGGGCGCATCCGCGTGAGATCGATAAACGCCGGACGCTCGTCCACGCCGTCACGACGCACGTACGGAACTCGATAGTGCCTTGTCCAATCCTTGCATTCGAAGTCCACAGCGAGGCCAGCATCCGCAAGGCGGATGAGCCAGTACTTGAGATGTGGCTCGGCCGCCTCGACGTCGAGCGGTGTGGCAAGGGGCTGTACAATGCGACGTCCGCCTCTCGTATGGTAGATGCCCGCCGTCGAGAGGATCTCGAGCTTCGAGTCAAGCAAGACCGCGTCCATATAAAGTTCGTCTGTCCATGGCGCGTGTCCGGGATTGTCAACATCACAGAAGAAGCACTCGACAGCGAGCCGCCTGCCGGTGGTCTGCATGTAATGCTGCAGGCCCGTCTTGTTGATGCGTGGCTGCTTCTCAAGGCCGTCCACCACGTACGTGACGAGATGCGCATCAGAGGTGTAGACGCGTTCCAGCGCGTGCCGCAGCTCTAGCACTTGATAGTTTGGCTTTGCTTTCTCCTCCCGACCGGGTTCGAACCCGGTGGAGTACTTTAGATGCGCAACAGCCACGCGGGTCATGACGATGGCCTCGCCGGCTGCGACGTTGGCAATCTGGATGTGAGCTTGATCGACAAGATGACGAGCGGTTCTTCGCGAAAGGCTCGCGGTACTGCGCTACTAAGGACGTTTTGGTGTCAGGTCGGTGACTCCTTGAACGGCAAGAATTGCTGCGCCTCGGGTGGACTCGGACCGCGCGTGCGATCGAGCTCATCCCAACTTACCCGGCCGCCCAAGCGCGCAGCCATGCGAAGCGTGTCAACCGTGGCGCGGTATTCCGAGTCTGGACTCGTTCTGGAGGGGAACTTCGGCTTCGACTTCCACGTGTCCGCTTGTACCTCGACGAGCTTGCCGGCTTCCTCTTGAGGGAGTTCGCGCTCGACGACAAGTTGATAGCCGCACACCGGGCAGAGGCGCGTGTTGATGCTGAGGACCGCGTTACACGACGGGCATTCGCGCACGGTCGACAGAGATTCAGTCGACTTCCTCTTTTTGCGACCTTCAAGCGAGAACTCGCGCGTGTCCTGCGGTAGGCCGTGCTCGAGCGCGCACCCACCATGGTCGAGGATGATGGCGGGCTGGTTTTGCCACGGCCGCAGAATGCGGCCCGCCTGCTGCAGGTAGAGACCCGTGGATTTGGTGGGGCGGGCGAGAATGGCGCATTTGACGCTCGGCTGGTCCCAGCCCTCGGACAACACGCCCACCGATGAGACGACCAGTGTCTCCCCTGAATCCACACGCGCGAGAATCGCATCGCGTTCGGCCGTAGGTGTTGCGCCATCGAGATGCTCCGCTCGGACGCCGGCTCCAACGAACCGCTCCACGATGTGCTTCGAGTGCGCCACCGATACCGGGAAAACTACCGTTCGAATGCCCGGTGCGTGTTCCAGCCAATGCTCGACGATGTTGCCGACGAGTCCGGCGCGGTCGACAGCCTGTTCGAGCGCATCGACGGCGTAGTCGCCTTTTGAGATCTTCACCTTCGATAGATCGGGTCGCTTCGCGTACGGCACGGTGAAGACCCGCGGCTCGACGAGGAATCCTTCGTCGATGAGTTGTCGCGGGCTCGCAACGACGATGAGTTCGTCGTACGCATCTCCGAGCCCTTTGCCGTCGGCGCGGTAGGGCGTCGCGGTGAGCCCAATGTGGAGCGCGTTTGGGTAGTCTCTTGCGATCTGAACGTAGGTGTTCGACAAGGAGCGGTGGCACTCGTCGGTGAACACCAAGTCCGCGCCTGGTTTGGCGCGGTTGCGCAGCGTGTCGACGCTGGCCACCTGCACGAGAGCGCCGGGACGGCGCCGCGGATCTTTGGCCATCAAGACGCCCACGGCAGGCGCCGGAAGTCCAAACTCGAGTAACTTGCGGTAGGCCTGATTGATGAGCTCGCGTCGGTGCGCAAGGAAGAGCACGCGGCGACCTTCGCTCACGGCACTCACGATTACGCTGCTTGCGAGAATCGTCTTGCCGCTGCCCGTCGGCGCGACCAGTAGGACGCGCCGCGCGCCATGGGCGACGCGTGTGTCGAGCCGGGTGATGGCATCGAGCTGGTACGGGCGGAGTCGGACGGCGGCTTTCTCGATCTTTGGGCTCACGAGGAAGCAAAGGAGGGGGACCGAGCTCCGACGGGGACGCGTTCGCCAACAAACCGCATGGCCAATTTGCCTCTGTTAACTGGGTCGAGAATCCATTGAGACGAGAATGGCGAGGGGTCCAGGCGCCTTCGACTGGAGAGCTGCGGCCAAGACATGCATGGTTGGCCGCGCGAACGGAACGACCGCCGACGTCCGGTTCGTGCTGGCGCTCGCCGATTGCGTTCTGACTTTCTACCGTGAGCCGAGAGAGCTTCAGGTTGAGGGAACAGGCATGAGCGGCGGACGCGCAGAATGCGTCTCGCCCGTTCGTGCTGCGTTCAACTCGAGCACACGTTAGGAAGTACTCATGATAGTCTGCACTAACGATGGCAAGATCCGCCGCCGCGCAGTTTGTCAAGAGCGTCAAGTTGGCGCTCGCCCAACTTCCATATCGAACGTCGCGAGGCGTGGTTCAGCAACGTCGGCGTCGGGTTCATTTCGGAGCGCCGAGCGGAAACCATGATCCAGTGAACTGCTGGGTTTACTCTCCAAATGAGAGCGAGTTCGAGTTCGTTTTTGCGTTCTTTAGATACATCTCACCCGGAAGCCTGATCTGCAAAGTGATTCCTCGCGGAACCGAAATCGCAGACGGAGATGGTGCATCCCTTCAGCTCAATGGTGACGGTATTCGCTTTGAGGACGACGATTGCCCGGCCCTATATCACCGAGGAGACGTGACTATAGGTTCTCGGATATCGCGAGCTGAGCTAAGTGAGCGAATTGAACAAGAAGCGAGTGAAGCTTCTAGCGCGTTGGGTGGAATTGAGTTCCCGTTCTATTGCGGTTCCACTGGTGACATCGGATCGATGCTGGATCGACTCTTCCTCTATGCCTACGCGATCGAGCAGGCAAAACGAGCGCTGAGAGAAGAATCACCTCTCCCGTCGCTATATGGTCGCGCACCTCTTGAGACGCGTGCTGTCGTCGTCCCCGAGAGAAGACCAAGAAGTCAGGGCTTTGTCGCAACAGCAGCCGTTCGACGTTGCGTCGAGCTCCGGGCGATGGAAGTGGCTCGTCGGCATTTGTCGAAGACATGGCTCCAAGTTGAAGACGTCTCGGCAACGCACTCGTTCGACTTGTTGTGCAGAATGGACCGGGAGACCTTGCACGTCGAGGTCAAGGGAACGACGCAGGACGGCTCAGCCGTTCTTCTGACCCGCAACGAAGTCGAGCATGCGATGACGCACAAGAACACGGCGCTGATCGTGGTGTCGGAAATCGCAGTATCCGACGATGGAGATGGTCCCGTGGCCCGAGGTGGCCGGTTGAGAGAGATTAATCCTTGGCGGATAAGCGACGGTGCGCTTACGCCCATGTCATTTGCCTGGCAGTTCGAAAGCAGCACGCACAAGTAGTGTCCAGGTTCGCGCAGCCCGATGAGTGACGCGTCCCTTGAGCCGGTCGATCGCATCAAGTTGGTAGGGGCGGAGGTGGACGGAAACCAATTGGGATGGAGGCTTCACGATCGGGCAAAGGGGGGGGGAACCGCGCTTCTCCGGGGACGCGCTCGCCAACAAATCTTCGGGCCAACTTTTCCGAACTCGAGTGCGGGCGATGAATGAGGGGCGGCCGTGCTCGAATCGGCGGGGGGCCACCGAGTGCGCTGTAGGCACGTGAACGCGCCGCTACAGGCGTGGCTGAGAGTGACGTCGATTCGTTAGCATCAACGAATCTGTTCACTCGCGCGGTCGAGGGCGCCCCTTCCAAGGGGCGGAGCCTTGCTGCGAGTGTCTCCACTGTAGCCCCGCACGACTGGGGACTTGAGTCGCCAATTTCTGTAAGTCATTTCGGATCCCCAAAGAAGCGGGTGACTATGCGCGTCAGCACTCGTATGCCGAGCGAGAAGTGGTGCTGAGGAAAGTAACGCTCGACAACTGACTAGTAGCGTAGTCGTGCGGCGGAATAGTGCGTGCAACGATCGCGTTCGGCTTCGAAGACTCAATCCGGTATTGCGAGTGGGGGAACTCATTTCCTTTTCAGTAGTGTCGATTAACGCTATCTATGCCGCGGGCGTTGGTGCTCCGCTTAGTGAGCTTTGGGCGGCCACGTGAAGCCGTACGTCTTTCCCGAACCGCATTCTTCCGACGAGAGCCACCTCTCGCAGACCGCTTCTGGCGGTGGACCGGGCGCATGTAGCGCGTCGGTCTTTTTCGTGGAGTACACCGCTGTCGAATCGGCGAGGCCGAGTCTGGTTCAGGCTCGACTCGACATTGATGGATTATCCGCGGCGATCACGGCCATGCATCAGCAAGGCGCCATGGTTTCGGCACGCGTGTCTATCGAGGAGTCAGGCCCTCTTGTCCAGCTGGTCGTGGAGCACAAACCCGGCTTGTTGCCGACCGGAATTCCAGGTCCAGGACGCTGTGACGTTCTGGTTCTAATGAAAGCCGATGGGCACTTGTTGGTCTCGACCGACTGCAACCGTGAGCGCGAACGCTACCGCCAGCGGCTCGGAGAATTTTTTGGAGATAGTAAGCAACTCTTTCGACGCTCGTGCCGATACGTGAGTAGGCCGCTGGTTGAACGTGGTGCCGATGCCCTGACCGCCAACGAATTCGGAGCCGTGAAGTCTGCCGTTTTGCGGCAGCTCCGATTCGAGGCGGTAGGCACCATGGAAACAATCGTCTGGAAAGCTAACAATTTAGGTTCGCAGCTGAATTCGCCCTTAGGGCAGCTCTTGTGCCGGCATCGCGAGCTACGCGAGTTTCGCTTGGAACTCTCTCTTGGGGAGGCCCAGCAGCTGGTCACAGTCGACGTGCGTGTCCCGTACTTGATCCGATATAGTCACTTGGCTGCGCGTTGCCGGGTCGCTGAATTCCTCGAGTCCTCGGGATTTTTGATTCGTGAGCCCTCGGGCGAGGCTGCGCCATGACCGCCGGGTCTGCCGCGTCCGTTGCTGCCCTGCTTAACATCATCGAGCAATCTCCCGAAACCACCCTGCACGCAGTCTCCTGGGAAGCCGAGCTGGGGGTGGCGAACGTCGCGTCGCTGGTTCGGATGGGAGTCCTCGAGGTGCGGAGCGACGCTGACTGGTACCCGTGCGATGATGCCGTCGAGGCCGATTGCGCTCGCTTCGTCGAACGCCAACCGGACAGTTCGGCGCATCCGCTCCGAGCCGTGTGCAGTCGTCGAGGATCACTTTGTCCGTCGGTTCGGCTGGCGGAACGTGACGTGCGTCTCTTGGGTCTCTCCCGTGGGACGCTCGTCCACCGTCTTCGACAGGCTTTCGGGATCTCGGGCCCGGTCGAAACGGGTGACGCAGGCTTCCCTGAAACGAGCCTGATTGGGCAGCTCGGGCGGCGGGACGTGTTTCTCGCCTTGCTGCCGGGAATTCCCGGCTTCGAAGCGTGGCTTGCGATGCGACGGGACGCCTTCGTTATGGTGCCCATTGGGCGATGGCTATCGACCGCGACCAAAGATCGCTTCCGTCCGGGGCAGTGCACCGAACTGGTGATCCTCGAAGAGGTTCTCGAGCTGGTCGATGGCCGCTTCGTCCTCAAGCGACCCATTGCGTCCGAGGGACGTCAGGCCGGAATGGAAGCCTTGAGCGGGGTCTTCCGTCAGCCGACGGTTTGCGTCCTCCACGAGAACGGCGGGAGACGAGAGCTGACGGCGACCCAATACCGGCAGATCGTGGATCAAGCGGCTCAGTGCGACCTGTTCGTCGACACGACCGCTGTCGTGAAGCGCGGAGGCGTCCGCGCGGGGAAGCGAACGCCCGACGGGCGTCACGAGGAGGTCGTCCTCACTCGCAACGAGGCAGCGGCCATCGTCGAGCTCGTCACGGCAGGGCGAGCGCTACGGCGTGGGGATTTCCGTCAGATCGCCGCAAGCCACGTGAACAAGATCGTGGAGCATGCCCGAAGGAAGCTTGACGTGGCGCTTGGGCGCTACGAGTGGCGGACCATCCACACGATCAAGGGGAGCGTGCCGGCGGCGAAGGGGTTCGTGTTTCGGCCGCCGGAGGGATTGAGGTGGGCGGTGATTGTAGCGCCGCACTCCCCGTCGATAGGACCTTCGCAGCAGTAGTCGACCCGAAACCTCGCACGTCCGGACTACGGGATCGCTTCCGCAGTACGTTCTTCGTATGGCGACGCTCAGTCGCCGGACTTGTCTGCCCAGCCGGTTACAACGTCGTCCTCAACGAAGACGCGCAGAGCGTATCGATTGATGCCTGCGGGGCGATACTTATAGGTGCGCTTTGTCTTAGTCTTCAGCACTCGCTCGTCCATCGCCGGCGGTACGCCCAACATCTCGAACAACATTTCCGTTGTGCAGCCAACCCATAGCCGCCTGTCCCAAATCTTTCTTGCGTCGTCCTCACCGTAGCGACTGCAGAGGTAGGTCCAGCGCTCCTTCATCTCTCGTTCCTGTTCAGCGCGTAGACGCTGCCGTTCGGCATACTGGATTGCTTGTTGACGCTGCTGCTCCGCACGGTGGACTGCCTGTTGGCGCTGCTGCTCCTCGGCTGCCGCTTCGGCAGCTGCACGGGCGCTGTTCCTCTTCCGGCTATCGAGCCAACGCGCGATCACGAATAGGACCGCTATCGTCAGTAGCGGGAGCGCGGCAGCTACGAGCTGGCGCCCGTCCACGTCCGCAACCTGACATCCGACTAGAGCGGCTCCCGTCCAGATAACTAGAAAAAGGGCGGCGACGGGGGGGGCAGCTGATTGTCGACGCTTTGGTCGTCGTGCGTCGCTTGGAGGCACCTTCCAGACGCGAGCTGTGGAAAAAGCCTCCTGCAGGAAGTCCAATGTTCGCCCGGGTTCCCTCGGGCTCGGAGTTGAGGTCACTTCCACCAAAAGGGCTCGTTCCCTTCTGGCTAAGCTCGATAGATGCTTGTTTGCCGAGTTCGACGTTGCGCCCAAAGTGGAAGCCCATAATCCTGGGAGGTTAGGATAGAAGCCTGCGATTCTGCAACGGGCGACGAGAACAATGGGCAGATGGTAAAGCAGAGCTACAGGGCGGGTCGGAGTTGGGCGAGCCGGAGACAGAGCGACTCGAAAGGCTCAGTTCGTCGACGCGCTACTGCCATAGCTGATTCGGTGCCGCCTCCCTCGATCCTCCCTCCCTTCGCCCTCCATCCTTCCTCGCCGTGAGGAAACTCAGTCTCGTCCAGTGGTTAGCGGCCGCTGGCGAGGAGTTTTTAGGATGGACCAGTCAACCGAAAGGGAGTGGCGATGCCGCCAATGCGGCACGCTCATCGGGGTTGAGCGATACGGTCGTATGCACCTTAAGTACAGGTCGGCCCAGTTCATCGTGACGGGAGCGGTCACGGCCGTCTGCCGACGTTGCTCAGAAATCAACGAAGTGGTCGTCGGAGCGGAAGCATCTCCGACCGGGAATGCCGTCGGAGCGTGACGCTCCGCTCCAAAAGCTAACACGAGCGGCTTGAGGTCCCAGAGGCCCACGCATGCGCACGTGATCTGAAGGTCACGATGGCGCCGCGTTCCCGCCGGAAACGGAGGCACTCATGGGACTAGATGAACTATTCGCGCGGCTGCGCGCGGAGCTTAGTACTGCACGAGCGCGGGCGCATCTCGAACTCGGAGCGAAACTCGAACCTGCACTTGCCGGGTATTTGGATAGCAGCAGCATCCTCGCGACCTTGCGGAGCCGTGGTTGCGGCGAATACGCACAGCGCAACCACCTGGTCGCAGTGCTCGTGCGCATGCACCAACGTAAGCGGACGAGCTTTTGGGCCGCCATGCTGTTGGTCACTTTCGCGCCGATGCTGCGGATGCTGCGAAGCCACGTCCGCGGACAGCTGAACGACCCGGGCGAGCTCGACCAGGTGATCCTCGACGGCTTTCTCGTCGCCATCTCCACTCAGCCGACGGCCGTGAGTCACCTGCCTACGCGACTTCGACAAGGTGTGCGGGCATTCGTGTTCAGTCGATTGAATGCGGAACGCTCGCTCAAGGCGTGGCAGTGCACACTTGAGCGCACGGTGCGCGCCGAGGAGCTGTTCTTGGACCGTATTCCGAAAAAGCTCAACGCAGCGGACCGGTGCGATGCTGCCGAGTTGCTCTTCCGAATCGTCGGACAGTCGTTGCCGCGCCGGAAGCTGGAGCTGGTCGTGGCGACACGGCTGCAGGAAATCTCACTCAAGACGTACATTCGTGACGGGCATGTCCCCTGGGACGCAGCGTCGGAGCCCTTTGCCATGGTGTTAGCTCGCGCCAAGCGCGAACGCAGCCGGACGCTCCGCCAGCTTCGCCCGATGGTTGAGTCGAGATTGCTCGCACTCGCATCGGATGTCGAACGGACGCGCTCGTTTTTCGGACGGCACGCCTGATTGGGACTCGCGGGCACAGGACCGCGGGCGATGCGAAAGACAAGGAGACGATAAATGACAAATGCATGGGATGCAGCGAAAGGCCTCGCGGAGAAGCACGCCAACTCTGGCGGCATCTTCGTCCGGCTGGCGAACAACGGTGACAAGGTAACAGGGGTCTTCTGCGGCGAACCGTACGCGCGCGAAGTCATCTGGAATGGTGAACGATACGAGAACGTCGATTCCAAGAATGCAGCTGACGCGAAGCGTCCGAGTCTGCGGGTGGCGATCAACTTCTTCGTGCTCCCCGAAGGCACAATGAAGGTGATCGAGGGCGGCACGCAATGGTTCAAGGATGTTTTGGTCGTTCGTTCGAAGTACGGCCTGGACAGGTGGAGTTTCGAAATCGAACGTCATGGGGACGCTGGCGACTCGCGCACCCGATACTCAATTTTGCCTGAGCAGCAGATCGATGAGCAGTTGCGGACGCGAATCGCGCGCGCTGAGTTGTTCAACCTTGAAGCCGTCGTTAACGGCGAAACGTCTGCCGAATCAGAGATGAGCGAGGACGCGCCGTTGAACCCCACACTCGTAGGGGAATACATCACACGCATGAAGGCGCTGCCGCGCGCCGATGTGGACGCGCTGCTCGGCGAACTTGGAGTTCAGCGTGTGCGTGAGTTGCGTGCCTCGGATTTGCAGCGACTCGAAGCGACGCTCGCCCGTTACGAGCGCGGAACGAGCGCCGAAGTAGATCCCTTTGCGTGATGTTTAGCCGTCGCTCACCGAGGCCCGAGAGGTCCCGGGTGACATATGTCGACACTGGCCCTTCGGAACGTCGGCAGCTTGGCGCTCTTTGCTTGCTTATCGTCTCGAACCGAGTCGTGCTGTGCGACGAAGAGCAAGACTCTTCGATAAGGCAGTATGAACCATGAATTCGCAATCATCGCTCAAGCGAGACCTCGCTCAAGTTACAGATGATCTCCCCGAGATCGTTGAGCTTGAGAACATGACTGTGAACCAGCTCGTCACTCGCTACTGCGAGGTCTTCAACGAACCGACGCGTTCGCGGAACCGTCAGCACCTGGTTCGCAGCATTGCCTGGCGAATTCAGGAACTAGCCTTCGGTGGGCTTTCGAGTGAGACGCTTGCTAAGCTCGCGGCGCTCTCCGCAGAAGCGCCTCGTCCGTGGCGACGTCGGTTGCTCGATGCGGGACCTCGACAGCTTCGTCCTCGACCACTGAAGCCTGCACCGCCACCGCCACCGCCAAAGCCTCGCGATCCGAGGCTTCCGCCTGAGGGCACCGTGCTCCGAAGGGTGTATCGACGGGAGACTCACGAGGTGCTGGTTCGCGAGGACGACTTCCTGTACCGCGGAAAGGTGTACGGTTCGCTCTCGGCGCTCGCGCGCGAGATCACCGGGACGAGTTGGAACGGGTTCGCTTTCTTTCGTGTAGCGACCAACAGTGAGGCGCAACCATGAGACGGCGCTCGCCAGTCGCGGATGCGGGGCCGACGCCGAAACGGCGCTGCGCCATCTATACCCGCAAGTCGACCACCCACGGGCTCGATCAGGAGTTCTCGTCGCTCGACGCCCAGTGGGAAGCCTGCGCGGGCTACGTCCGCGGTCAGCCGGGGTGTGAGTTGGTTGCGCAGCGCTACGACGACGGCGGGTTTTCGGGTGCGAGCCTGGAGCGTCCGGCGTTTCAGCGACTCATGGCGGACGTCGAAGCGGGCAAGGTTGACGTCGTGGTGGTCTACAAGATTGACCGTCTGAGTCGCTCTCTGCTCGACTTTGCGAGTCTGATGGAGCGTTTCCGCAAGGCGGGTGCGTACTTCGTGTCGGTCACCCAGCCCTTCCTCTCAGCGGATTCCGATGCGATGGCACAGCTGCTGCTCAATGTGCTGATGGCGTTCGCTCAGTTCGAACGCCAAATGATCGCTGAACGCATTCGCGACAAGGTGGTCGCTTCGCGTCGCAAGGGGCTCTGGACCGGCGGGAATGTGCCCTTTGGCTATCGCGTCGAAGGCCGCAAGCTTCTCCCCGAGCCGACCGAGGCGCAAGTGGTGCAGCAGCTGCTGGAAGCTTACGAGCGCGACGGCTCCGACTGCGCACTTGCGCGCGAGCTTGCCGCTCGCAAGATCACGACGCGAAAGGGGCAACCCTGGACTCCGCAAGCGGTGGCGCGCGTGCTGACCAATCCTGTGTATGCGGGCTACGTCACCATGGGCGATGAACTGCACGAAGGCGAGCACGAACCCCTCATCGAGCGTGAGCGTTTCGAACGATTGCAAGCGCAACGCGCGACGAAGGAGGGCCCCGGTTGTCGTCGGGAACATGCGCAAATGCAGCGCAACCCCGCGTACCTTCTACGGGGCCTGCTGTACTGCGCTTGCGTCCGCCACGACGGGGCGGCGTGTGGCTATTCGATGACGCCATCTTCGACGAGGAAGGGCTCTGTCGTACATCGATATTACCGGTGCATCGCTCGCGACAAGGTAGCGGTCGGAAGCTGTCCCTCACGTCCGCTGGTGGCGAAGGACATCGAAGGATTGGTGCGCGAGCAAGTGTTTGCGGTTGCGCGCAGAATGAAGGAGCCCGGGCGCGGGGGAGTCGTCAGGCTGGACGCGGCCGTCGTTCACCGTTCGCTTTGGATTGCCGAGCAGTTGCGTGGCCTTGACCAGGCGTGGGACCGACTGCTCCCTGTGAACCGGCTCCGCGTCGTCCATTGTCTTGTCGAACGCGTCGACGTCGATTCGACCACCGGTGACGTTCGGATCACTTTGAAGGATTGGGTGAGCGACGCTCTGGCCGGTAGGGATCATGACCATGCCGCCTGAAGCCGAGCCCGTCGTTCTTCGCGCGCAGCTTCGTCCGCCGCCGAACAGTCGAAGAAAGCCCATGCGCGAATCGCTGCGTGAAGGGATGGGATGCGTGAAATCCACGCGTCGCCCCGCCTATGTGGCGCGCCTCTTGGCCCTGGGGCACCAGCTCCGTGGGCTCCTCGACCGGGGGGAGGTCGAGGGCGTGGGCGAGCTCGCCCGCCGGCTTGGAGTGAGCCAGCCGAGGGTGAGCCAGGTCCTGGCGCTGACCTACCTCGCCCCGCGCATTCAGGCGGAGATTGCCGCGCTGGAGGCCGTCGACGGGGTCGAGCCGATGAGCGAGCGGCCGCTGCGGAAGGTGCTGAGGGCGGTGGGGTGGAGGGGGCAGGTTAAGAGGTGGGGCGGGGGCCGACTCTGAGGCGGGCGCCCCCGTGAATGTTGGGTTCGGACCGACCCCAGGTGGAGTGACGCGGCCTGCGG